CAGCGTCAACCGGCTGGATCTCCAGGTTGCGCACCAGGATGGCATTGGCAGCGCCAGTGGGCGTCGGATCCGTGGCGTAGGTGGTCTCGGTCTTAGCGAGCAGGACTCGCTTGTTATAGAGCAGGGGCATGGCCGGTTACCTCAAGGCTTGGAGGTGGGTTCAGGGGCAGGCTCGGGAGCCTTGGGGGGTGCGGCTGCGGGCGCAGTCTCCGCCTCCAGCTCCGCTTGCGTCGGTTGAGGCTCCGTGCGGGAGCCGTCTACCAGCGTGCGCTTGCCGGACTTGGGATTGACCTCGTAGGTGCCGCCCTTGCCGTGGTGTTCGTCTACCATGCTACGCCTCAAGTTAGAGAGAGGTCAGCAGCCTGGGTTCGGTAACGGATGGAATAATCCATCATCACCACGCCGGCAGGCTGGTCTGCGTCCATGTTATCGAAGGTCACGCGCACCGGGACGAGATCAATGACCATGCCGGTCAAGGTGGCGTTATTTAGCAGCTTCTTGTGAACGTCTTCCACAATCGGATCCGCTACCTGATCCGGGACGTTGCCACGCACGATGATGGCGATGCGGACAATGAGCCGCCAATCCAGCTTGGGCACCACGCTGTTGTCAGCGTCATCCGTGAGCGGCTCCACCACGATGGCGGGGGACTCCTGACGGGCCAGCGGCTCCACCCGGCTGCGGTAGATGCGGGTGCCTACACCGGCCGTATTGATCAGTGCCGTGCGCACAGCCGCCAGGATCGTTTCGCGTCGGGTTGCCATGGCAGCAGATTAGCGGTGGGGGACGTACTGGCGCTCGGGCAAAGCCGTGAGTTAGCTGGCCTGCAGCAACAGCTCCGAGAAGGCGCCGTCATCCAGCTTCCGGGCCTCCCGGACGGTGTAGTTGATGCCGTTCACGGTGATGGCGTCGCCGTACAGCAAGCCGCCGAAATCAGCGGTGCGCACCAGCAGGCTGTAGTCAGTGGTGATGACCATGCCGTCCGCAATCACCTGCCCGGGCATATCAAGGATGCCCTTGGCGGTGATGGCTCCAGCGGTGCAGGTGACGCCGAAGTCCTCCAGGAACAGGTTGTAGTCTTCCGTGATCACAGCGCCACCGCCTTGCCTCGGGCAATCAGGTCAGCGGCATCTGAGCGCAGCAGAGCCACCTCAGTCCCAGCATAGGCCGGCTGTCCTTTGACCAGGATGTTGCCGGTCAACCGGACCAGCAGTTCGTTGCGGTGCGTCGGACGGGGGCGGGTCGGGACGAGATCCTCGATGGCGAACTCCGCCACGGCCACACTGGCGTCATTGCGGCCGTAGGACAGGAGCGCACGGTCATCTTGAACCTCTAAGCCACCGGGGAAGACGCACAGCGGCGCCCACTTCTCGCCAGTCGGGCGGCCCCAGTCTTCCTGTGCGGTCAGGACGGGTCCGCTGGAAATCAGGCGGGGGGCGTGGGGGGCCGCAGCGTCAAACGCCACAAAGCCCATGTGGTAGATGCGGTTGCGCCCGGGGTGTTTCTCCCAGGAGTGGAACGCGGTGAGCAGCTGATCCCGCCACGGCACCGCGGGGGAACCACCGGACATGCGGCCATGACCCCAGGCCACCGCATGATGCCGCCACTCATTCACCACCTGTGCGCCGTTCAGCTCCAGGACGCGCCAGCCGGCGGTGCCCATGTCGTAGATGCAGCGCAGGGCGCCCTCAGCCTCAAAAAACGTCCAGTTTTTCTCCTTGGAGCTCCAATCATTGGAGCCGTAGGCGGGGATGTGAACCTTGGGTAGGGTCCAGTTCTTGCGCTTGCTGAGCCGGCCGTAAGCCTGCACGCAGCGCCATCCTTGCTTGGTGTTGTAGTTGGCGATGCTGAAGGCGATGTGGAGCTGATCCCGGTGCCAGAACAGCCGAGGATCCTCCAGGGAGTGATGCGCCTCAGTTCCGGGAACCTTGAGCCGCTGATTGCTCAGCACGTTCATGTCCCGGTCCAGCTCCGCCAGCACGATCTCACTGACGGTGAAGTCCTTGGGCTCAGAGCGGTACGCCAACAGAAAGCCCTCCCCGGCCGAAACCAGGGAGGGGTTGTAGTTCCGCTTGGCCTTGATCAGCCCAGCGATCATGCTCAGCTCAGGGCACCGGTGCCGTAGCAGAAGGCGCCAGCCTGCTTGATGGCGAAGTCCACATCCTGGAGAGCCACGATGCGCACGGTGCCGCTGGTAGCACCGGCGTAGGGGTCCAGGGTGAGGTCCAGGCCGCTCCACATGCCCATGATCATCTGATCAAAAGCACCGAAGATGATGTCATCCAGGGTGAGCTGGTTGGACACCACCACGGGGTAGCCGTTCACCTCGTCATCCTCGTACACGAAGCCAGCGGCAACGGCGGAGGCGGACTTAGGAGTGGCCTTCAGAGCGCCGCGGGCAGCAGCGTTCATCAGGTAGAACAGCGAACCGGCGTCGGCGTTGTCCTTAGCCACCTCGGTCTCCATGCTGATCAGCTCAGCAAAGGTGCCGTAGTTGGTGAGGTTGACGGTGTTGATGCCGGTCTGGTTCACCAGGCCCTTGGGCTGGTTGGAGGTGCCGGAGCCGTAGAGGCCAGCGCGGTCGATCTCGAGCGCGATCACGCGAGCCAGGTCGTTGCGCACCATCTGCTCCACGTCGATGGAGCTCTGGAGCAGCAGGCGGCGGGAGTAGTCCACGTAGGCGCCCACGGTCTTGGGCGACATGGTGACCTGCTCCAGGGTCTGCTGGCTCTCGGTGGGAGCGTTGCCCTCACCCACCCAGTAAGCGGTGGAGGCCGCCGACTGCTTGGGAATAGCAATGTTGCCCTGGAGGCCGGACAGGATGGTGGCGCCCACCTGAGCCAGGGCCAGCTTGTTGCGCAGCAGCTCAATGAAGCTGCCGGCCAGCAGGTCGGTGGCGACGGTGAAACCACCAGCGGAGTTGGTGCCGGCGGTGAGGTCACGCTTGAGGACCTCGTTGGGCACCATCAGGCCGTTGGCGGGCTTGCCGTAAGCCTTGGCAGCAGCCTCAGAAACCTCACGCTCATAGGCGGCGGCTTCAGCGGCCTGCTTGTCGCCGGGGTTGGCGAGGTAGTTCAGGGCACGCAGGAAGGAGTAGCTGCGGGCCTCCTTGTCGCTCAGGCCCACTTCAGCCTTGGGCTCAGCGATGCGGTGGGGGGCGGACTTGGCCGAACGGGCTTCCATTTTCTCCAGGATCGCAGTGCGGGCTTCAGAAAGGTCTTTGCCGCCGTCGATCAGTTCACGGGCCAGGTCGGCCATACCGAACTTCTCGCCAAGGGCGGAAATCTGGGCGATACGGGTGCGCTCGGCCTCAGCGGCCTTGGACCGGATCACCTCCACGTCAGGGGTGTTCTCCATGGGAACCTCAGTGTCAGGTTGAGGGGTGGGTGATGCGGCGGTGGCCGCTGGTTCTTCCGCCACGCCCTCAACGGGAGCGTCGGAATCGGTGGTGATCTCTGCTGAAACAGCAGGGACCTCTTCGCTCATGCTATCGCCTTCCTGGAGAGCGCGACCCAAGCCAACAGAGTTGTCGGCTGGGATTGAGACCAGGCTGACTTCCAGCGGAGTCCATTTGGTGACGACGATGTTTTCGCCACGCTCCTCAACTTCGTCGATGGAGTAGGCGAACGAGACGTTGCGCAGGATGCCGTCTTCAACGTCTTGGCGCTTCTCTTGCGCCATGGCGTTGCGGGACCACTTCACTTTGGAGTAGCCGCGGCGGTCATCACCCATGCGTGCGCTCTGGACCACGCCCAGCACCGCATCACGGTCGTGATTCCACAGGAAGGGAGCGCCGTTGTTGAGCCGCTCCAGGTTGGCGGACCCAGCTTCGTGGGAGAGGATCTCGGTGCCGAAGTACCGCTCAACGGGTTGCTCTGAGCTGAAGCTGAACTCCATCTCATCGCCTTCACCGGCACGGACCTGAACACTGGCCTCGCGGCGTTGGATCAGGGTGCCGCCTTTGCCGCGTGACTGAAGGTCCTTCAGCTCCAGGGAGCGGGCGGACGGCAGGATCACCTCTACCTCAATCTCCTCTTCGTCATCCTCCTCCTCGCCCGGCTCCTCCGGCTCCTCCGGCTCCTCAGCGGCACGCAGGGGCTCAATCTTGGTGAGGGTGGACAGCTTGTGACCCACCAGGCGGTCGCTCGGCTCCCAGCCATCAGCGCCTTCTTGGAAGACACGGATCAGCGCAGCGGGGTCATCCTCGCTGGCCTCAATCACAAAGCTGGAGTCAGGAACATCCAGGCTGCCTTCGCGCACGATCTTCTCAATGCGGCCACGAGCGGTGCCGCCGGAGCTACCCCAGCTCACGTAGTCGCCAGTCTTTAGATCCTGGCCCGGGGCCTTTTCGTTCTCCACGGTCGGCGTATCGGACGTTGTCAACAGTCTATTCATTACGCCTCCGCAGGATTAGCTGGCGGCGGAGCGGCTCCGCCTTTCTTGTCCGCATCCAGCGTGAGGCCGAGATCCAGGGCGAGCTGCTGCTCTTGGGCTATCTGCTGGAGGTTGTCGTCCAGGTCTGCGCCGAGCTGCGCGACGATCTGACTCTTGGTGAGGTAGCCGGCTGCTTCTGCCTCGCGGAATGCCTGCACCTCCTTAAGCGGATCCACCCAAGACCACCCACGGGCCTGCCAGCGGGGGCGGTCGTATCGCTCGGGACGGAGCTCAAAGTCAGGCAGCTCCAGGACGCCTGACAGCACCGCAGCATTCAGCCACTCTTCGTAGATGCGCTGGTGGAAGTTCTCGATCAGGTACGCCTGGATGACGCGCCAGTGGTCACGGTCCTCCAGCAGGCTGAGGCGGGAGCTGGAGTAGTTGGTTTCGCTGAAGTCCCGGGACAGGGTTTCGTAGGAGCACCCGAAGCCAGCCGCAAAGCGGCGGGCCTTGGCGCGAATGAACATCTCGTACTGGCTGTCCGGAGCCGAGAGGTTGGGAATGGTGATGCTCTGGCCCGGATCCAGGTAGCGGAACACGCCAGGCTCAAACTCCTGGATGCGCTCACCTTGCTCAACGTCATCCGCCTGAAGCTCACCTTCAGGGGACGTGATGAAGCCCATGAGGGAGCTGGCGGCCCGGGCACGGACCACGGCAGCCTGCTCGTAGCCCTGGAGCTGGTGCGCGTCATCCATGACGGAGGCGAACCAGGGCACACCGCGGTTCTGACCGGGACGCTCACGCAGGAACAGGTGGATCACATCCGCGGCAGGGAGGAACTCATGCCGGACGTTCTCCTGATCAGCGCCTTGGAACCAGTAGTCACCGGGGTGACGGGTGCGGAATGCGTAGCGGAGCGGGCGGCCCCATTCGTCAATCTCCACGCCCATGCGCCACTCACGGCCGCGGCCAGAGGTTGGGCCGGCGTACTCCTCATCCAGCAGGTCGCTCTCAATCACCTCCAGGGCGATGGGCACCTTGCTGCGGCCGAACTTGCGCCGGACGATCCTGAAGATGATCTCGCCGGACTCCGGCAGGGCGCCGGCAATCAGGTTCTCAAAGGAGTAGAAGCTGTTGAGGCCAGCCACGTCGCAGCTGTCAGAGCGACACCACCGCTCCCAGGCGCCTTCAATGACGCCATTGAGCTTCTGGTCCAGCTTCTTGCCGCGCACCATCGGCACCTGGGCCTGCATCTTGATGCCGTGGCCGATGACGTTGATCTGGGTGGTGCGCTTGGCCTGGCGTGCGTAGGGGTTATCCCGGACCAGCTGCCGGGACCGGTCACGCAGCAGACGGATGCTGGTGCGGATTTCGGCGTCGGCGGATGTTTGGGCCGTGAACCAATCACTGGTCAGCCTGGTGATCCGGGCGCCTTGGTACATGCGCCGGCGACGCTTGGGCGGCTCCTTGGCACCAAAGCCGAAGGCTTGCATCAACCGTGTGCGGAGGCCCATCAGCGGTTACCAAAGCGAATGAAGACGGAGTGGGGGTTGCCCAGGCCGTTGGCGATCATGTTCGCCTTCTGCTCACGGACCACCTGCGCCTTCAGTCTGTCGCGGAGCACGAGCAGTTCACCCAGCTCGTACCGCTTCAGTGACCGGGTGCCGATGCGGTACTCCTGGACTCCACCACCGGAGCTGAGGGAACGGATAGCGGCCTCAACGGTCTCCAGGTCCTTCTGCGCCTGAGTGCGGCCGTCAAATGCTGCGGGGCTGCCGGCGTAGGACAGGCTCGGCAGGACCGTGAGCTGGCCGGAGCCGAGCGTGATCTTGTCACCGCCAACCAGTGCGGTGGCCTGCGCTTGGAAGTACCAGGTGCCGGCATTCATTCCGGCGGAGGTGCCGGAGGGGATGGTGGACAGCCAATCACTGCCGCTGTCAGTGGCGACCACCGTCACGCCTTCGTGGTTGGCGTTGAAGCGGAGGTAGTAGATCAGGCTGTGGGTGTCATTGCTGACCGGGGTGCCCAGCGAATCCTGCATGGGCGGGTCAAGCCACTTGATGGTGTCGCCGGCCCGGAGTTGAGATGGGATCTTCACGGCTTCACCAGTTGCGGACGAAGCTACGCTGAGCTCCACCTGATCTTAGCGATGGTGAGCGCCGCTTCTCTACTGGAGCTTTGAGCCGCTTTTCCAGCTGATCCCAGATGGTTCTCCGGTCTCGCAGCTGATACATGCGATTCAATCCGGCGTAGGCGTAGACCAGGGTGTCCAACGCCTCATTCCGCTCACTGGGCTTCTTGACGAACTCCCGGATGGCGAAGCCCCGCACAAAGCGGATCTGCTGTTTCTCGGAGGTGAGCTGAGCGAAATACTCCTCGTTGCAGCCGGTGTGGAAGTGGAGGTAGCCGGGGCCAGGTTCGTTGTGCTTCAGCCGCCCAAACAGCGTCACCTTCACCGTGTCAGTGCCGACGAGGAACAGCTCCACCCCATCCTTCAGCACCCGTCCACGGGCATTCACGTCCACCTTGCTGGGCTTGCCGATGACGGGCTTGTTGCGGGTGGCGGCACCTTTGATGGGGATGACGCCTTTGCTGCGCCGCTCCCGGGCGTACTGGTAGACCTCGGCGGTGAAGTGACCACCGGAGTCAATGCAGACCACATCCGCAGGCAGGGTCCCTCCACTGGCGTGCGGGAACGGCTCCAGGATGATCTCGTCAAGCTGCCGCCACAGCTCCGGACGGGACGGGTCGCCGTAGATCTCTTGGTGATCAACCAGCCAGCCCTCCTCTTCACGGCCCCAGGCCCACACGCTCACCGCCAGGCGGTTGTCCTGAACGTCCACGCCGACCGTGACAGCCAGGCCGCCATCCGGCACCACCCGCGGTTCGTAGAGCTCCACCCGCTCCATCAGCGCCGATGCGCCGACCTTGTTGGCGTAGTTGTCCTCAAAGGTCTCACCCAGGACGGTGTTGACCCAGGTTTTGAGCATCGGGGCGTCAGCCTTGGCCTTCAGGAACTCACCCACAATGTCCGCCCATGACTTCCAGCCCAGGGGGGAGTAGAGGGAGCTGAGGTGGAAGCCGGCAGTAAGCCCATCAGACGGAGCGGTAGCCCGCCACTCACCAGCCGCCAGCATGTCCGTCTTGTGGCGCTCGGGGATGAGCACGCCGCAGCTCTCGCAGCAGTAGGCCGCAGTCTTGGGGTCGTCGTCTTGCCAGCGGATGTTGCCGAACTGGAGCCACTGCATGTGGCCGCAGTCCGGGCAGGGGACGAAGTAGCGGCGCTGATCACTCGCCAGGTACTCCGCCTCAATCCGGCTGAAGTCCTTGATGGTTGGGGTGGAGCACAGGAACACCTTGCGCCGGCTGAAGGTGGTGGTGCGGCGTTCCGCCAGGCTCACCGGGTCACCTTCACCGTCCAGGTCCACGGGGTAGGCGTCCACCTCATCACAGAACAGGTTCTTGATGGGCATGGAGCGGAGGCCCGCGCCAGAGTTGGCCCCGCCGATCATCAGGATTCCGCCAGGGAACTCCTTGCTGAAGAGGCTGTTGCCGCTGTCCCGCTCCCGGGGCGGCCGCACCCGTTGGCGGAGCCGGGGGCACTCCTCAATCAGCGGGTTGAGGCGCTGCTTAGAGAACCGCTTGGCAATGTCCACCGTGGGCATCACGCACAGTGACGGTCCCGGGGTGGCGTCAATGATGTAGCCCAACCAGTTGTTGCCGCACTCCGTCTTGCCCACCTGAGCGCCGGCCATGAACACCACCCGCTGGATGGGGGAGGTGGTGCTGAGGCAATCCATGATCTCGCGCAGGAAGGGCGTGCGCTCCGTGCGCCACTTGCCTGGTTCTGCGGAGGCCCGCTGGGAGAGCATCCGATGCTCATCCGCCCATTCGCTCACGGTCAAGATGGGGTCAGGGCGTAGCCCAGCACGGAAGCTGGGGACCAGATCCCGCTCAGCGTTCGCTAGCACCATCGCTCAACTCATCCAGGACAACGGTGATCTCTTGTTGCAGCAGCAGCAGGATGGCGTGCCGCTTCTCGGGTGAGACTTCGCCCACCAAGCCTGCCAACTGATCGGTGATGCGTGCAGGGACGTTCAGCAGGGCATCGCGGATCCGGCGGGCTTCATTGAACCACTGGACCTTCACTTCATTGGCTGAGACCAGTTCGCCGGCCCTCTCGGCGTACTCCAGCTTGGCCATCTGCGCCGCAAACGCTTCCCGAATGGCCCGAGAGCGGGCGTAGGGCGGCACGTTGTCGGACGTGGTGGGGACGCTGGCGGCAGCCCGGCGTTCCACCGCCTCGGGCTCCTCGGGTGGCGCTTCGCGTTCTTCCGCCAGGAGCTCCCGGCTGATGGCCCGCTCCTCAGCGGAATCAAACCGCTCGGGTGGCTGCGCTTCATCTGGCTTGGGTCCCAGCTTCTTGCCGCGGCCACGGTCGTAGGGCAGCACACTTTTCTTCCACGTCCTGGCGGCCAGTTCCGGGTCCGCAATCTTGGGGTGGCCCTTGTGGTCGTAGGTGATGGCCTCCGGAGGGATGTGACCGGCCTCAATCGCCTTGCGCACCGCGGTGTGTGACACGGGCGGGTCCAGGGACTCGGCAAAGCCGCGCAGGCTGACAGGTTCACTCATGTCCGCAGCGCCGGTACGGCGTCCAGCAGTTCACGGGTCATGGCCTCGGGGGACTGGTCGGCGCGGATCATCACCGCACCCCACTCCTGCGCAATGCGCTGCGCCTTGGTCAGGCGGCCCTTCACCCACTGTGGATTCTGAAGGCTGGTGCCGTGTTGCTGCGCCCGTGCGGCCCGGCGGTCAGCAGCCATGCGCGACGGCAAGCCCAGGTAGATCAGCCGGAGCTGGTAGCCGGCCTCTGCTGCAGCGGTGAAAAATGCGGGGTAGGACAGGCGGTCGCCCTCACCAATCACCAACGGGAATGGGCGGGAGCGGATCCAGTTCTCTGCCGTCCGGGCCACGTTCATGGGGAGCGTGTCGGTTCCGCCGAATGGCGGCCGGCGGCGGCCAAGGATCGCGGCCTGGAGCTCCGGGAGCTCCTCGTGCGCCAGCGGCTGCTCCCGTTCAATCCGCTCACGACCCGCCAATGCGTTCTCCAACAGCGTGGTCTTGCCCGCACCCGGCGGGCCAATCAGGTACAGCAGCTCCATCTCACTGAAGGTGGCGGGTCATGGCGCCGGCAGTGGGCTTGGAGCCGACGATCCAGAACAGCGTTTTGCCGTCGCCCTCCCACCACTCCGAGAACGTGTCCCGGTGCTCCGCCATGTAGGTCAGGCACTTGCCTTCGTAGGTCGGGTGGAAGTCGATCCCGTCCAAGCTGAAGGGCTTGCGGTCGGCGTACTTGACGTAGCCGGTGGAGTGGAGGTCGTAGTGCTCCAGCTCGTAGGGCGCATCCCGGCGGTGCGCCGGCTCCAGATCCGGGTGCTGGTGGTAGCGGGGGCGGAATAGCCCCATCACATCCACCCCGGTGGCCTGGTGGATGCTTTCCATGCGGTCTTCAATCCACCGGAGCCGGGTGGGACCGATGCCGAGCAGCGTCACCTTGCGGAGCGCCTTGGGCCGGTGCTGCGCGATGCCGAAGAGGACGGACGTGCAGGAGTTGCACGAGCCGGCCGGCATGATCAGGTGCTCAATGTCATCCGGGATGTTGGCGGCCTGGGGGGCGCCGACCGCATGGAAGCCCGCCACGTCACGGGCGGTGGCCGCCTCCGGCGTGGTGATGCCGTAGTGGAGGCGGAAATAGTCCTTGAGCTGGGGCTCCTGCGCCAGCTTGCCCACGGACCGCTGGAGGGTGGGGTTGAAGCCCACCGGCACGTAGCTGAAGGTGGCCCCAGCGCGGGCGGCGATGGCGACGTTCTCGTGCTTGATGGACGTTTCGGGCTTGCTGCCGCCCAGCACCATCAGCGCCGGAAGCTCATAGTGCGCCGCCACCAACGCAGCCATGCTGATCTGTGGGCTGAGCACGGATGCGCCAGTGATCAAGCCGGCCCGGCCACCGGATTGGCGGTAGTTCTGGACCAGGTAGATGAGCTGGCGGAGCTTAGAGCCGTTGATGCCGCCATAGCCCAGCGGGGCAAAGAAGTCCTCACGCTTGTATGCCCGGCCGTTCACGCGGGTGATGGGCGTGAGCGTGCCCAGGTACTGCTCCCATTGGACCTGAGAGCGGGAGAGGGACTGAACGGGGAAGACGGTACGCATGACTACCTCCAGCGGGGGAACAGCTGGTCACGCACCGCATCGTTGAAGTCGTTGCGGAACTCGGGGTAGTCGCGGTCCATCATGATGACTTGGCCGGTCAGCCGGTAGTGGTTTTGCTTGATTGGGACGCAGCCCGGGTCGTGCGGGTTGTCCTCCAGCCGCAGGTAGTCCGGGAGGTAGCGGCGCCGCGCCTCCCAGAACACGCTCAGATCCTCACCAGGCCAGCGGGCCTGCGTGGCACGGATCCGGTCATGGAACATGTCGTTGTAGACGTTGGGGTAGCGCCGGTTCACGCGGTGCCAGGACTTGTAGGTGCAGAGCGCCGACTCCATCGTGAAGTAGCTCACGTCATGGGCGTAGTCGGTGCCGGCGGCCAGCTCTCGCGCCTCCGCCAGGATCGCGGCACCCTCCTCCTCCAGCCAGTTCAACGTCTGCTTGGGGTAGGTCCCGTCAAAGTCTGGGTTGCTGGAGTGCCAATCCAGGTCATCTCGACCCAGCACCTTGCACAGCCCGTTGCGGTGTGACTTGGAGCCGGAGCGGTCATCCAGGAACAGCGTGTCGCAATCGAACGGGGCGCCGGTAATGCGCAGGTACTCGCTGAAGCTGAACGCTGACAGCCGGCCAAAAGACGGGATGGCGGTCGCCACCGCCCAGATGCCCCCGAAGCCGCGTTGCGCAGCCTCGCCCCACAGCTCCAGCTGAGTGCGGCCGCGCAGCAGCTTGCGGTAGCCCTCCACTGCCTGCGGCAGCATCTTCTTGTGATGCCGGCGGTCCGTATCAAACGCCAGCTGTGCGTAGTTGGCCCGATACCACTCCAGCATCGGTTCCGCCGCATCCACTGACGGGAACCTCCGGTGAAGGATCCAGCTGGTTAGCGGGTGCTGGGTATTGCCGTTGAGGAAGGCAAACCACAGGGCCTCTTCGGCGGTCCAACCCTGCTGCTCTGCCAGGAAGGGGAGCACGTAGTAGACGGCACCAGGATGCGCCCGGTACTTCAGGTGGAACTGGTAGAAGCGATGGAACACCGTCCGGCGGAGCTCCGGCACCCGGAAATCCATCCCAGGCCGCAGGTCCGTCAATCCCATAGAGGATCGCCAGGCTTGCGGTTCTTGGCGCGGTCCAGCTCCTGCTGCGCGGTGCCGCAATGGATCATCTTCTCGCGGTAGTAGAAGACCTGCGTGAGCCGGCGGAACCGCTTGGGGTTGCCCACCATGGCGGTGTTGCCGTGCCACTGGTGCACGTCAAACAGCAGCACGTCACAGGACGTGGGCGCCACGCCTACCCGGTACTTCGGCATGACCAGGTGGCCACCTTGGAACGTGCCGGAGGTGAGGCAGGCCATCACGCCAAAGCCATCGCGGAAGTCACCCGCATCCTTGTGCGTCGCGGTCCGCCAGGACTCATTCACCGTGATGGTGGTGAAGGCGGTGTCTTTGATCACGAAGTCCTGGCTGGTGCGGTCCGCAATGTCCCGCTGCCTGGCGTACTGCTCCGGCAGATGCTCAGCGAACACCCGGTCCACGTGCCGGATGTAGGGCTGAAGGTTGTGCCACTGCTCCGGGTTGTCCCGGGTGTAGTTGCACAGCCGGCAGAACGGCATCCGGGTGTACCGGTCGAAGTAGCCGATGATGGCGCTGCGCACCGGATTGGCCGACACGCGGGTGTTGCTCCGGGTGCCCTTCTGCGTGGGGCGGTAGACCGCCAGGTTGCCCTGCTCGTCATAGCCACCGGCAATGCCGCGGTTGCGGCTGCCTTGGTCGCCGTAGTCGATGGTCTCCGTCAGGATCTGATACGCCGCAGCACCCAGCTCTGCCGGGATGGCGTTGCGGACGTAGACCAGCAGCGGGGAGCCGTCAGGCTTGTTCACCCGGGTGGTCTCACCCTCCACCAGCAGGTCGTAGTGCTCTGGGGTGAGGAAGTGACCAGCCAGGTGGTCCACCTCCTCGTCAGGGAGCTCAACAGGAGCGGTCAGGATCCTCACAGGCCCTCCAGCACATCCTTCAGCGCCGCAAACACGCAGTCAGTCTGGTTGCTGGTGCCGTAGTGCTTGTTGAGCCGGTCAATCATGCGGCCCCATTCCGTGTGCTGGTCCAGGCTCATGAACAGCTGCACCACGCGGGTCGCGGCTGGCGGGAGGCTGAATGCCTCCTCATCCTCATCCTCATCCCCTTCATCCACCACTCCAGCAGGGAAGGAACTGGGTGCGGGACTGTCAGGGAGGGGCGAGGCGCCAGCCGCGGCCAGCGGGGTGCCCGGGGTGCCCGGGGTAGGGGCGTTGAAGGTGGGCGTCGGGACGTTGGTGGCTACGTCATCCAGCAGGCCGCCCAGCTCAGCGTCCGAGAAGCCGGTCAGCTCCAGGTCAAAGTCAAAGTCGCGCAGGTCCGCCAACTCACCGGACAGCAAGCTCATGTCCCAGCCGGCCAGCTCCGCCAGCTTGTTGTCCGCAATGACGTAGGCACGCTTCTGCGCTGCGGAGAGGTGGTCAAGAACCACCACCGGCACCTCCGTCAGGCCCAGCTCCTTGGCCGCGGCCAAACGGCCATGCCCGGCAATCACCCCAGCGTCACCGTCCACCAAGACGGGGTTGACGAAGCCGAACTCCACGATGGAAGCCGCCAGCTGCGACACCTGCGCCCGGCTGTGGGTGCGGGGGTTCTTGTCGTAGGCAACGAGCTTGCTCACCGGCCACAGCTCAATGCGCTTTGCCATGGCGGGAGTGAGGGTGGATCTCATCCGGAATAGTCCAGTGGAAACCGTGTGTTGGAAACTATAGGGGCGCCTTTGTGCCGGTTTCCATCTGATAGGCGGGGAATAGCGGGAACCTACCTGAAGGCCGAGACGCTGGCTGAAGCGGGGGCCTGCGAAACACCCACGGCCTCTAGGCCCCACAGGGACCCGCAGGCGGCCCTAGGGGGACTAGGGGGGGGGAGGGGGAGCCCCTAGAGGCTCTAGGGCTACCCCTGGGGCGCCAGGGCGGCGCAGCGCAGGGCCTGGGGGCAGCGGTCCAGGGGTTGACCTAGCGGCCGGGCTCCAGGGGGCGTCCTGGGGCTGGGAGCGGCCTCAGCGGAAGCCTGCGCGTTGGAGCTCAGCGGTGAAGGCGGAGCGGAGTGCGCCTGGCCAGGCGGTGCTGAAGGCACGGTCCAGCAGCTGCTCTAGGGGCAGGCGGCGCTGGCGGGTGACGGGTGTGGGGTCGATGGTGAAGACACGCCTGGTGTTGGACTCCAGGGTGGAGGTGCGGCCGATGAAGCCGGTGGTGCGCTGGAAGACGGCCATGGTGGTGGAGCCACGCTTCACAGGGGCGACGAAGTAGCCGGCCTGCTTGGTGCGGGCACCGCCAATGATCTTGGCGTAGTTGGACAGGGTGACGTTGCCGTACTGGTTGATGGGCGCGACGCCCTTGGTCGGGACCAGGACAGCGGAGGAGGGGACGCCAGCCAGTGCCGCAGCGGAGCGGTCCACGGGCTTCACGACGGGCCTGGTGCCTTGGATGAGCGGCTGGAGGTAGCGACCAGCAGCGTTGCTGGCATCAGAGCGCAGGCCCACCTCAGCGGTGAGGTCACCAGCCCGAGCGAACTTGGCGTAGGCGGAGTTGATGGTCCAGCGGGTTGGGCGGTCGATGTAGCTGGGCAGGTCCTGCTTGAGCTGCTCCCGGCTGGCGATGACGGCTTGGGTCATGGCCTTGGCGACGGCGTAGCGCAGCTGGGTGTCCGTGAGCAGGCGGAGGCTGTCGCCCAGCTTGTCGATGTCGGAGGTGACGGAGCGGCTGGCCATGTGTGGACTCTGCGCCAGCAGGGGGGAAGAGTGAAGCCCCACCGTGTGCTGCGGCGGGGGGGACCCAAAAGACCACGCCAAGCCTACCGGATGTTGCGGGGGTCGTAGACGGCGATGGTGCCGCGGTTGGGGAGCTCCACGAGGAAGGCAGTGGGTGTGCGGCGGATGAAGGTGCCGCTGGCCCAGCCAGCTCCCATGAAGACCTTGACGGCTTGACCGCGCCTGAAGTCCTGCATGGGGTGATCCTGGCACGTCCTATCACGTCCCAAGGCTTGGGACGCCCCACACCCCAGGCCAGCACTGGCTTCCCTCTATCCGTCCTATCGTCCTATCTCTTCTGAAGAATCTATTGATAAATAGGGAAGGGGGTCAGGGGTAAGAAATCCCCCCTATTAGCGGGGCACCTCAGGGAGGACGAGGTTAGGACGGATCCTCCAAACCCTTTCCAGCGCAATGGATTCCGCCGTCCTGACCCTTGGGACGGACAGAGCGCGAAATTCGGGGGCGATCTGCGAAATAGATAGGACGTTGGGACGTTGGGACGGGGAAGGGGCCAAAAACGACCAGCCCTGGGACGGACCGGAGCACTACGGCCTGATCTCCAAAACAGATAGGACGTTGGGACGTTGGGACGGCACAGGGCACAAAAGAGCCCCGGTGGTGTGCCGGGGCCGAGGAGCTGGATCAGTCCAGACGTGGGGCGTAGATCCATCGCCTTCGGCCGGTGGTCTCCCGGCGGCGTTCAAAGCCCAGGTCCTTGAGCAGCTGACCCACGGCGATCTGGTCCGCACGGGTCTGCCGCTCCACCGGCTTCATGATGGCGTTGGTGAGCAGCTCCTCGATGGTGAGCGGCTCAATGGATGCCCGCTTCTCCAGGTAGGTCTGAACGACGGTCTGCCAGGGGTTGTTGACCATGTAGTTGGCGTTCTCCCGCTCCACTTGAACCTGCTGCTTGGCGGTGAGGTGGTTGCGTTCACCGGAACGGTAAGCATGGACGGCGGCAGACCAGATCGCGTCGCGCTCCAGCAGCAGGCCCTCCACGTCAATCATGTCCAGCTGGGTGGCGGTGACGGGGATCACCCAGAAGCGGCGGTTGCCGGTGTCATCCACCAGGAAGCCGGTGTCACGGTTGGTGGAGCCAACAATGATGGTGCGGCGGGGGAATGAATCAGTGGAGCGTGCGTAGGGCATCCGGAACGTGTCCACGGCCTGGGACAGGAATGCCTTGACCTGCCCGGCGTGCTTGCGGGAGGTCACGTAGTCCAGCTCCGCCCATTCCATGATCCAGGAGCGGTGAAGGATGAGCAGGTCATCCTTGGAGCTGATGTCCCGGAGCGCATCACTGAAATAGGGTCCGCCCAGGTTGCGCCAGAACGTGGACTTGCCGCAGCCCTGATCACCCAGCAGCACGCAGGCGGAGTCGTGCTTGGCACCGGGGTCGTAGATGCGGCGCACCGCTGCGATCAGCGTGCGCTTGATCATCTCGTCGTAGATGGTGCCGGGGGTGTCCTCACGACGGAGGTAGGCAGTGGCCAGGTGATCAATGGAGGTGGGTGGGACGGTCTCTGCGACGCCATCCAGGTAGACGCGCACCGGGTCGTAGATGTTCTCCCGGGCCACGGCAATGAGCGCATCAACGGCCAGGTCCTTGGAGACCTTGAAGCCCATCTGCGCGAACTTCAGGTAGTAGAGCTCAATCTGCTGGATGGGCTTCTGGTCCAGCTCAATCTCCTGGGTGAAGACATTCCACCGGAGCCGGCCGGCCATGTGAGTGCGGAGCACTCGCAGCAGGTCGTCAGCCTCCAGGCGTGAGAGGCGACCGGGCGTGGCGCCGGCCGGTGCTGCGGCGGGGTCCGGCTGATCTCCCTGCCGTGGGGCAGGTGGGATGAGCTGCCGGCGGGTGTGGAAGCGGAGCCGGTCCAGCAGCTTGGCTTCTGGCGTGGAGGGGGAAGGGCTGTGCTCCGGGGCGCCTTCAAAGCGGTGCCATGCTTTGCGTTCGCTGAAGTCAGGCGCCAGGCGGCGTGCGGCAGCGATGTGCTGGGCGAAGGCATCCTTGGCGGTGAGGTCTGGGGTGGCGCCATTGGAGCGGAGCCATTCCTCAGTGCCGATCAGATCCAGGGCCAGCTTCAGCTGGTCGTCATTCCAAAAGCCTGGTGTGCCACCGGATTCAATCAGCTTGCGGCTTTCGCGGCTGATGAACTCCAGGAGGGGGACCGGGCCACCACTGGCCACCACGATGGATGGCGTGAGGAGGGGTGGTTGCTCCGGAGCACGGAGCATCTGCTGAAGCAAGACGGATGGCGCCTCAGCCAGCGGCAGATCAGCGGGTGAGCGGCTGCCAACCCAGCGGTATGAGTTGCCGGAAGGGTGAGCGCCGATGACGACGGACTGACAGCCAACCCACCGGAGCTCCAGCTGCTCACCATCGACGGGGGACTTGATGCGCTTGGTTTTGATCTGTGACCAGAACGCCTCCGGCACGCGGTAGATGATCTGGAGCCGGGCATCACGACCGGAGGTGACAGCCCAGGACTTGGGGAGATCACGGAGCGGTGCGCCGATCTGCTCCAGGACGGTGGAAGCACCCAGGCCGTCATGGTCAACGAACAGCAGGCCACCGGACGCTGGACCAGCGATGACGCCCACGGCCTTGGCACGTCCGGCGGTGATCTCCTCCTCTACCTGTGCCTTGGTGAGGGGATGCTTCTGCCATTCCGGCTGGTAGGGGCGCTTGTCACTACCGACAGCAACGAGCCCCCAGGAATCAGGGAGTGCAGCAAGCTGCTCCAGGAGGTCAGCCACAGGCTGCCTCCACGGTGAATTGGGTCACTTGGGTCATTGGGGTCCGGCGAGATTCTGGCTGACGGAGGCAAAATCGGAAACCAGTGCGGCGGCATCCGCCTCAGATCGGACCACGCCGGCAATGCCTCCATCTGCCCGGACTGCTTGGAGCCAATGGCGTTGCGGTGCGGAGAGGCGACCGGTGGATGTTTTGATTTCCATGGAGACAAACAGCGCGACGCGCTGGCCAACCATGTCCGGGGTGACGACAACAGTGCGCCAACCCACCAGGTCAGCGGAGCCCTTGGCCAGGCCGAACGTGACCAGCCGTCCAGTGCGGGGATCAGGGAGGGAGCCGGTGTTGTTGCGGAACAGGCGCAGCCCCGGCACCTGACCCAAGGCCAGGCGGATCCGCTGCTGGATGACGGTCTCTTGGTTGCTCATGCGCGGTGACGTGCGGCGTAGAGCCGGCGTGCCCAGTTGGGGTGGTAGCCACGTTGACGGGCCACGGCGAGCAGCTCATCCAGCGTGCGTGCGGAGCCTACTTGGCGCCGCTGCTCACGGCGGAGTTGCTCGCGCTGGAGCTCCTGGAGCTCACCTTCACGCTGCTGGATCTCACGCACTGAGAGCTGGGATGGTGTGCCGCACACCGGGCAGACGGGTTGCGGCGGGAAGGCAGCAAAGCACACGCCACATTGCCGGACGATGGGCGCCTTCTCAGTGTCCAGGCGGCCGGTGCCTTCATCCCGTCCATCCAGGCTCCAGTCACGGTCATCATCCGGGAAGCCGTGAGTGATGACGTTGCCGACGTGATCCAGGATCAGCGCCTCGGCCTTGCCGGGTGCTGGGCGGAGGCAGCGGCCCACCTGCTGGAGGTAGAGGCCCTCGGACATGGTGGGGCGGAGGAGGATGGCGGCGGTGACGGATGGAACGTCGGTGCCTTCCGAGACCACATCCACAGACACCAGGACCCGAAGGGCGCCGGTGCCCAGGTCCCGGATCATCGCCTCACGCTCCTCCACCGGGGTGGTGCCCAGGATCACGGCGGAGCGGATACCAGAGGAGCGGAATTGTTCGGAAACGTGCTGAGCGTGTTGCGCAGTGCAGCAGAAGGCGATGGCTGGTGCGCCGCGGCATAGACGTTGGTAATGGCTAATCGCATCACCGGTCACTGTTGGCCGGTCCATGCGACGACTTGCCTCAGCGGCTTGATAATCCCCTGCTTGTTTCTGTAGCTTCGTCAAATCGGCTTTAACCGGTGGTGCATAAACTCGTGCCGGTGAGAGAAACCCCTGAGCAGTGAGGTCGCGGACGGTCGGCCCTTGAACCAGCCGATCAAACATGGCGCTCAAGCCGCGGCCGTCTTGACGGACGGGTGTGGCGGTGACGCCCAAGCGAAGAGCTGCAGGCCAATGCTCCAGCACCTTTGACCAGGTGCTGCCAGCAACAGCGTGATGAGCTTCATCGATAACGATGAGATCGGGCGCCCATTCCATGCGTCCGAGGCGGCGGGCCAGTGTTTGGACCGACGCGACTTGAACAGATTGCGGGGTGCCCGGGAAACCGGCGGCAATCACCCCATGCGGTACCCCGAGCTGGCCCAGCTTGCTGCTGGCCTGCCGGATCAATTCACGACGATGGACCAGGACCAGGACGTGGTGGCCGCGGGCTGATGCCCCGTGCGCCACGTGGCTGAACACGACTGTCTTGCCGCCTCCGGTCGGCAGGACCAGGAGGGGTGCGCGTGAGCCTTGGCGGTACGCATCACGCAGATCCCCGACTGCGCGGGCCTGGTACGGACGGAGCGTGGGAATCGACAAACCAGTTGCCTCCGGGCGGCGGAAGTATTAGCAGGGACTGGACAGCAAGCGTGAAGGTCAAACCCGGTAAAAACCGGGAACTTCAGCGAAGAGATGGGGGAGACGGTGAAACGGCGTGACGAGGGGTTAAAGTTCCGGAGCCCAAAGACTACGGCGCCTCTATGCTACTTGCTACGGGTGCAGGTCCCATGCTGAGGGATGCTGCGCTCACCAACGAGGAGTACCACGGCCTGACCACCGTGATCTCCAAGTCACACCTGGATGAGATCAACCGGAGCCCGGCCCACTACTGGGCACGGTACGTGGATCCAGGCCGGGAGCCGGAACCACCCACGGACGCCATGCTGCTTGGCACGGCGCTTCATACGGCGGTGCTGGAACCGGAGCTGTGGGACGCGCAGATCATCCTGCCGCCCACGGACGCACCCAAGCGACCCAGCATCACCCAGCGCAACGCTGCCAAGCCGTCAGCCGCCACATTGGAGGCCATCGAGTTCTGGGATGCGTTTGACGCCGCAGCAGCCGGCAAGATCCTCCTGACCAGGGAGGATGCGGAGCGGGTCCAGGCCATGGCCACCGCAGTGCGGCAGCACCCTGCTGCGTCAATCCTGCTGGGCCAAGGCGGAGTGCGTGAGCAGTCATACCTGTGGACGGACTCCGCCACTGGGTTGGACTGCAAGATCAGGCCGGACTGGCACAGCGCCGACCGGCGGATCATTGCGGACGTGAAGACCACCGAGGACGCATCACCAGCGGGGTTTGCCCGCTCGGTGGCCAAGTTCCGGTATCACGTCCAGGCAGCGTTTTACGGCGATGCGCTGGGGGCTGAGCAGTTCCTGTTCATTGCTGTTGAGAAGCGCAAGCCGTTCCTGGTGGCGGTCTACGCCGCATCCTCCGCAATGGTGGAACAGGGACGCGCTGAAGCCGCGGCCAACATGCGGCTGATTGCTGATTGCCGCGCCGCTGATCAGTGGCCTGGCTACAGCGACACCATTGAGCTGATCGACCTCCCGCGATGGGCTCAACAACACACCGATTCACACGTTCTGGAGATTGATTTCTGATGGGAGCATTCAAGAAGGCCACCAAGAGCCAGGCCAAGCTCCGTGCGGCCATTTTCGGCCCGTCTGGTGCGGGGAAGACGTACACCAGCCTGCGCATAGCAACGGGCATGGGTGGGTCCATCGCTGTCATTGACAGTGAGAGGGGCAGCGCCAGCAAGTACGCCGACCGGTTCAGCTTTGATGTTGCGGAGCTGCACGACAAAAGCATCAGCAGCTACGTCAACACGCTCAAGGAGGCCGCTGGTCACTATGACGTGGTGATCATTGACAGCCTCAGCCATGCGTGGAGTGAGCTGCTGACGGAGATCGACCGGCTGGCCAATGCCAAGTACCGGGGCAACACCTGGTCAGCGTGGAGTGAGGGGACGCCCAAGCAGCGGCTGCTGGTGGACGCCATCTTGGACTTCCCGGGCCACGTCATTGCCACCATGCGTGCCAAGACGGAGTGGCAGACCGAAACCGGCAACGGCGGCAAGAGTCGCCCGGTGCGGGTGGGGATGAGCCCGGAGCAAGGCAAGGGCATTGAGTACGAGTTCGACGTGCTGTTTGAGCTGAGCACTGATCACATCGTCAACGTGATCAAGGACCGCTCCGGCAAGTTCCAAGATCGGCTGATCCAGTTCCCGGGTGAGGAGTTCGGCAAGGAGCTGGCCACCTGGCTCAGCGACGGCGACCAACCCAAGCCTGAGAGCGAACTGGTCAAGAAGGCACGCCAAGCCATCACCGGAGCCACCAAGCCTGAGCAGCTTGAAAAGGTGAAGGGGCTGCTGGCGGAGCGGCTGAAGACCAAACACATCACCCCTGACGACCACGGTGTGCTGTCGGGGATGATCCAGGCCCGCCTGGATGGAATGACCGCAGCTCAGCCGGCTGCGGTGGCAGAGCTCAATGCGCAGATAAAGGAGGGGGCTAATGAGCAGCCCGCAGCAGTCGCCGCTGAAGCCATGTTCTAACTACCTCACCGCCAAGGAGTTGGCGGAGCGGTGGCGGCATATCGTCAGCCTCAGCACGCTTGACAACTGGCGCTCCCAAGGGCGTGGCCCTCGCTACTTCAAGGCCGGCGGCCGGGTGCTCTACCCATTGGCCGAGGTCATCAACTACGAGCAGCGCAACATGCGCGGCTTCCCAAACACACCTACCTCACGAAACTGATGTTCAACGCAACCCTGACCGGCAACCTTGGCCGTGACCCTGAGCTCCGCTCGTTTGAGAGCGGGCAGATGACTTGCTCACTGAGCGTGGCGGTACGCCAGCCCAAGCGCAAGGCACAGGACGGCTCCTACACCGACGCACCGGCCTTCTGGGTGAAGGTGGAGGTATGGGGCAAGCAGGCGGAGTATTGCGCCGACTTTCTCAAGAAGGGTGCGCCCGTGTGCTGCACGGGTGTCATCGCTCAAGAGGAGTGGACCGACAAGAACACTGGCGAACAACGCCGGGGAGTGGTGATGAAGAATGCCTCGGTGGAGGGATGGTCCAGCAAGGGTGATCAGCCTGCGCAGGCCGCCCAAACCGTCCAGCGTGGCGCTCAATCACTGGCGGATGCGTTCGGCGGGGAGGACATCCCGTTCTGAGCATCCATCAGCAGGAGCTCCAGGCGCATGATCTCGTTCGTGGCCCGCTGAAGAGCATCCTGCTGTGAGTAGCAGAGCCTGAGGAGAGCAGCCAACCTTGGACCACCATCGGCGGCTGCCTCCCGGCATTCCTTTTCGATCCGCAGTTCTTCCTCGAGGGGAATGCTGGGGATCAACCACTGCCCGAAATCCATGAATTGCCCCCACTGCCAATCAAAGGAACTTGCTCAAGTTTGGACCCGACAGACTGACGCGACCACTACACGCAGGCGCCGCGTGTGCCTGACGTGCGGGGGGAAGTTCTACACGGTGGAACAGGTGGAGGGTGCGGCGGCCGCACCGGAGCCGTCAGCACCGCGTGGACCGGCTGGGAGCCGCAACGTAGCGGCCCGGCTGACAGAGGCGCAGGTGCGGGAGCTGCGTGAGCAGGCCGGACGGGGGACAGGACGCGAGGAGCTGGCCCAGCGGTACGGGATCAGCAAGGACACGGTGAGCCGGATTGTCCGGCGGAAACTATGGGCGCACGTATGACCTGGTGGCTGGTGACTTGGGGTATGGGGTCGGTGGGATTCCTGCTGGGGTGCTGGTGGGCGAGAGTGCCACGGGAGGACGATCCGCAAACCGGACCCTGAGAGAGGCGCCGGACCGGGGCGCCGGGGTTAAAGTCTGGGGGTCAGCAACGGACCCATGACCACCACCCGCCACGCCATGACGACCAGTGAGCTCACCCTCTGGGATCAGGCCACGGACTTCATCTGGGACGCCATCACCCAACTGGATGCCGCCGGCTGGACCCGTGAAGCCGCAGACCTGGAGCGCGACACCATGCAGATCGTCACCCTGGCGGACGCAATCATGACCCGCGAAGACGCCCGCTATCAGCTTGAGTGCCTCGCTGCCAACTCCTGACCCATGACCGCCACCATCCTCTTCATCATCTGGAAGCTGCTGCTGCCGCTCCTGTTCGTCATCGCTGTTGTGGACGTGCTCACGCAGTCCCCACAGCAACGCATCCGCCGGCTGCGCTCCGCTGGCCACTCCTACCGCGCCATCTCCGCCCGCCTGGGCATCTCCGTCTACCAAGTACGCAAGGCCATCGCATGAATCTCGTCATCCTCACCAACGACCGTGTGGCACCTGTGGTGCCCACCTCCGAGCACAAGTCCACCTACGCCCCACGCGGTGTCCGGACGCCCATGTGGCAGTTCCAGCCTGGTGATCGCGTCTACGTCCGGGACTGGATTGGCTCCGGCCTGATCATGGAGCGGGTGTCAGGCTTGGCCTGGCCCCACTACCTGATCATGAACGGCGAGGGGCACCTCTACCGTGTCTCGCAGATCATGCTGGCCTCCCGTCCGCTGTGGGATGGCCCCGCATGAGCACGCTCCTCGTCAACCTCCCGCCCATCAAAGTCTGGGTGCGCAAGGAGTACCTCTACGACCTCCGCCGCGGCCACGGGGAATACACCCCTGGCTACTGGGTGGCGGCCAAGTCCCTCCCAGGCCGTGCGCTCTACTTTGAGACCTACCTCACCCAGTACGGGGCGCTCTACGACAAGCTGCCCATCAGTGCCTTCCTGGCCTGGGACAGTGACCACCCGGACGGCCCGGTGCCACCCAGTCCGGACCTGCCGCTGTCTGACCTCCAGTTCTGGAACAGCTTCGACACCGGCATCACCGCCATCCACAAATCACTCATCGCCAACATGGCGTTTGAGGTCCGGACCCGCTCCCATGGCGTGATGCCTGGCAGCTACCTGTTCACGCTCGACAACTACCACCCCCACGTCAACGAGATCGACGTGGAGTTCGCTGAGGTCCCGGATGAGCACAAGTCCCACAACGTGGTGGTGCTGGCCAACGGGCAGATCGGTGCCTACCCCAACAACCGCTGCCGGATGGTGGATAGCTCACTCACGCCTGAGGAGCTCCTGACGCCTGACTTCAAGGTCAGCACCCGCTACTTCAACGTGGAGCACGCTCCCAAGTGGGGACGGCTGGGGGGTGAGGACGAATACTTCTGGACCACGCCGACGGAGCGGCAGGAGGTGGCGCAATGAAGCCGCAACAGTTCCTCCGCTGGTATGAGGTGCTGCTGGTCCAGCTGTTGGTGCGCTCACCACGCGTGGAAGGCATCTTGGTGCGCTCTGCTGAGATGCCGGTGGCGTGGGTGCTGCGCAAGACCGTCAGCCAGGAATGCCGGGAGTCCTTAGAACGGTCCTACCGCGCCTCAAGCCCATGACGCTGACGGATGACCAGCTCTTTGAGCTGTGGGATGTCGCCATGTTCCGCGCCACCACCAAAGGCACGGACCCAGTGCTGGAGTACGCCCGTCTGATCCTTGAACAATGTCCGAACGCAAGACCGACTTCGCCGTCGTCCTGAGCTGGTTCAACGTTGAACAGCCCAACTTGGGAGATGGCATCAGCAGGCCCAGACCTGATCAACGCACCAAGCCATTTCGGCTGAAGGTGCGCCGTCCGCACGAACAGCCGATGACCGTCACGTTGCAGGCACCCAACAAGAAGGAGGCGCTGCGCTACGCACAGAACCGCTGGCCATCCGCAACGGTGGAGGCGGTATGACCTTGGGACCGCTGTTCGACCACGGCGAGAGGCTCAAGGATGACGCCATCGCCACCGTCTTGGAGAATGCTGGCCAGCAGTGGCAGGCCGCCGCTACGCAGCTGATCCAGGACTGCCTCGCGGGGCAAGAGGTGCTGGCGGAGGAGTGGCGACTGCTGTGCGCTGAGCACGGGCTCACGCCGCATCACCCCAACGCATGGGGCGGACTGACCAACAGCCTGATCCGCTCCGGAGTGATCATTGACACCGGCCGGCTGGCCAAGTCCCGGGATCCCCGGAGTCATGCCCGCCGACAACCGGTGTGGAGGGTGAGGGGATGAGCCTTGCCGCTGCTGTCTACCTGTCAATCACCGCCTGGATCACCGTGACCCTGCTGGTGCTGATCTACCGCAAGCTCAACACATGAAGACTGAACCCTGGAGTGACCTAGAGGCCCTGGCCTTCAAGTCCGGCCGCATGACCGTGCCCACGCATAACGACTACACCAAGTGCATCCTGGAGCTGCGCGCCAGGGTCGAGACACTGGAAGCTGCGGCTCACGAGCACATCGTCGAAACCAGCGCCAACATCTTGGCTTTGGCGAGCCGGGTCGAGGCGCTGGAGGCCAACTCCAAGCCAACTCCAAATCCACGCCAAATCAGGAGTTCGCTGGTGGAGCGGGTGGCCCTTGCCATCAGCGGAATCGAAGACAGTTCCTGCTGGGATGAGGAGGCTGTCAACTGGGCACCTGAAGCCCGCGCCGCGATCCGCGAGGTGGCGGCGTGGTTGCGGGAGCAACATGACGGCGACCTGGTCGCAGCGACCGTGCTTGATCGGGAGGCCGGGCTATGACTGGCTTCCACCCCGCACCATTCCATGACTTCTCCACCGAGCTGCGCGACCCGTGGCCGGTAGTTGAACGCCTACGCATGGCACTGCGCGAAGCCGAGCGCTATTGCCTCGGCGCTGAGAACACCACCGGCCACTGCATCGCATCCCTTCTTGAAATCCTGCCTGACGAAGATGACTGACTACAAGTTCGTACCCGATTCCAGGCTTCAAGAATTTCACGCAACCTCTGCTCAACTCATTCGCGCTGTTATCTACAACGCCATCAAAGACACCGCCGATTGTCATTGGCGTGTTGCTGAAGGACCAGAAGAAGGCAGTCAAATGGTGCGTGTTGGCGATCTACTGGCATGGGCTGAACAAACCGCGTCTAACCTAGAGAAAACTGATGACAACTGAACTTGTGTTCACCCCACCAAAAAGTGATCTTATTCGACAATGGATGGAAAAAGCAGGTGTGTACCAACAGGAGGAATGGTATTACGAAGCAAATCTTGCCATTCAAGCCGCTGAATGGGGCTACCAGCAAGGAGCTGATGCCGAGCTAAACGAGTGCTGTAAGTGGTTGCCTAACCTGCCGCCATGGAGCGCAGATGATCTGCGTAAACATCGCCGCCCAAAACCGCCGAGCTTGAAGGAGCAAGCGCTAACTGCGCTGACGCGGTACACGACTGGTGAAACAATCCTCACCAACGAATCTGTTGACACCATCCGCCGCGCACTGGAGGCCCTGCCCGATGACTGACGCCGAACGCCAGGTGGCCTTTGCCACCATGACCGCCATTGACCGGATCTCAGGGAGCCGGGCACGCAAGGGCGCTGCGGCCGCCATCATGTCTGCCCTGGCACAGGTGCCCCACTACCGCAATGCGTCGGGGGACTTCGTAGCCGTGGCTGACCTGGAGACCATCGCCCGCACCCTGAATGAGCTGCCCTGAATGCCGCTACCCCAGGTACAAAGCCACCGAGAGTCATTACGTCATGCGGGGCGAAGCCCGGCGGGTTCGCCGTCGCTGCGCCAGCTGCGGACACACCGGCACCATCTATGAAGTCAGCAAGGCGCTGCTGGATGAGCTGACGGAGCTCCGCACGCTCCGCTCCAAGGTCCAGGAGTTGCTCGGCGGTGGCGGTGAACCCGCTGGCGGTGGCCCGTATTGCGTGGAATGCAAGCACTGGGGTCCGGACGGCTGCGGCCTGGACCTACCTGAAGCCGGTGGCGGCTTTGCTGCTGAATGTTCAACCTTCAACCCAGGACCATGACCGAACACGAGAGGGATCTCCAGACCTGGGCCAACCAGGTGACGCAGGCGATCAAGGATCTTCACCACCGGCTGGCGGAGGCGGAGTGGGAAATTGAGAACATGAAGGCGCGGCTGTCGGAGTGGGAGGCCGGACCCCACTGACCAGGGGCCGATCCGCAAACCGGTCCCGGTTCCGGCGCCGCTCCGTTCCGCGGGGGTTAAAGTAGGTTCATCCGCAACGGACCAATGAACGACTTCACCATCACCGCTCCCAACAACACCGAGTACCGCTACACCGTGTCCGGTGACGACACCTACGACTTCGTGCAGCTCCGCAACGGCAAGATCCTGGTGTGCACCGAGGTGCCCGCATCCTCCGCTGCCGGGATGCGCCGCCTGGCTGCCTCCAAGCACTGGCCCATCATCAACGCCCGCTGATCAGCTCCGCTCCGCCTGCCCCCACTCCAAGACCCATGACCACCCTTCCCACCATCCACCTCAACGGCACCGGAGCCGACAGCCTGCTGGAGGAATACGCCGCTGCCGCCGACGCCGCCAACCTCGCCATCGGGACCTTGGCCCAGGCTACCTGCAATGCCCGCGACTTCTACCCGCAAGGCGATGCCGCCTGGAGCGCCGCACGGGCTGAGCGAGAGGCTGCGCTCACCAAGCTGCGCGAGGTCCACTCCTACCTGATGGACTGGGCTGTCCACGCTGCGGATCACGCTTTATGAATCCACCCATGACCGACTTCTCTGACGCCCACGCCTGCCTCCACACCCTGGTCCAGGCTCACCGGGATGCCGTGCTGGGTTGTGACTGGGACGAGCAGCGCGATGACGTGGAGGAGGCGAGCCGTACCCTCTGTTACTCCGTCGCCGTCCGCTCTGGCTGGACCTGCCCCGGGGGCACCATGCTGCCTGATGAGTTTCGGCTGCTGCTGGCCGGTGGCGGACCCACCGTGGAGGTGGCTGGGGAGCTGGACGGGATGTTCCAGCCAGGAGAGGTGGAGCTGCTGCTCAATGACCAGCGGGTGCCGGACCTGACGGATGAACAGCGTGCTGCGCTGGAGTGGTTCGCCGGCCTGTTCAGCTACCACGCCTGATGAAACTCACCGTCACCACGCAATCCCGCCTCGAGGGGATCTTGCGCCGGATGCGCAACCACTGCCGGAGCCGCTCTGATGGACTGTGGCGGCTGGGAATGCCGGCCAGCACGCAGCTGACCTGGGAGCTGAACGGACGGCAGGTGTGCGCCAGGTTCGTCCGGGGGCAAGTCAGGTTCTGGGTGGACGAGGAGCGGACGCCAGTGAGCAAGATCGGGACAGCACTGGGAGTGGGGGCCGATTCCCAAACCGGACCCCAGAGAGGCGCCGCTCAGTTCCCGGGAGGTTAAAGTAGGTTCACCGGGGGCAAGACCTCCACACGGCAGCCCGGGGGCTGCACCTTCGATGTTCCTGCTGAGCTGCTCCGGCACTGGCGCACTGACTGTCCTGGACACCGCCACTGGCGAGTCCCAATCCTTCAGCACGCTGGAGGCCGCAGTGGTGGCTCACGCCGATCACGTCCAGGAGTGCGCCTGGGCTGACCGCGGCTCGGCCCGTGACTACTACTTCTACGACTTCGCCTGGGGGCAGGCGGTGGAGTCGGTCACGGTGCCCGTGGGTGAGGCCAAGGAGCTGCTCACCATCCGCAAGCCGGCCCACGCCGGGTGAGCCGGCCGGTTCACGAACCGGACCCCGGGAGGCGCCGCCGTTCTCTCCGGGGGTTAAACTTATGGGGTCAACCGCACCGGACCCATGACCGAACGGCAGGCCCTCGCCGTCATCAAGCGGTACTACCGCGACGATCCCGAGGGAATGGAGAGTGACCGCGAGATCACTCTCCAGCGAGGCGAAACGGTTCAGCAGTGGGCTGAGTCTCTGCTCGATCCACTCTCGTAACGCCAGGCCAGCCGGGAGCCCATCCCGGCACCTCCTCACCACCCAAGACCCATGACCGCCACCTTCATCCCGGTCTCCACCGCACTCCGGACCCTTACCGCCAAGGGCCACACCGTCCAGAAGCTCACCCGCAAGCAGGCCATGACCATGGGTCGCTGGGATGCGCTCTACGTGGTGGACGGCACCCGCTACGACCTCGCCGGCATCCGGCTCCTGGCCCAGCAAGAGGCTGACCGCAGCCTGGAGCGCGAGACCACTCCCACTGGCCCCAAGGCTGAGCGCGAGATCGACCGCCTGGCTGCCGTGTTCCACGCCAAGACCACTGCGGTGATCGCCACCGGGCTTGGTGGCCGCGGCCTCAACGGATTGGTGACCTACCCAGTGATCAAGAAGCCCGGTGCCCGTCCTGTCTACATGACCGTCCAGCAAATCCGCCGCGACGCCAAGCGGCTGGGGCTCATCTGAACCCGGCTGGGGACCGGTCAGCGAACCGGCCCCCAATCCGGCGCCGGTTCTCTCTCCCGGGGTTAAGACAGTTTCATCCGCAAGAGACCCATGACCACCGCTCAAGCCAATCAGTTCCTCGCCAAGTACGGCGTGACCCTGACCCAGCGCCAGCTGCCCGGCGGCTTCATTCAGTGCACCACCGCCGACCGCTTCGGCAACCTCACCGACTGGTACGCCGGCCAAACCGCTGAGTGCGTGGTCGCCGCCTGCCGGGCCACCCACGGCTTCTGATCTCCATTCCCGGCGGCAGCGGATCCAGCTATGGTCCGCCGCCTCGGCATAGGAATGAATCCCCATGAACCTGATCCAATACACGCTGCCGGCGCACTGGGCCAGCGCCCTGATCAACGGCGACTTCACCGGCCTCGAGGACGACGACGAACGCCAGCTGATGGCGGTCATGACCGGGGAGGACCTCCCAGGCCCGGTCAGCTGCTCCGGTGACCCGGAGTTCATGACCTACCACGACGCCAGGCCCTACGGAGTCCTCGCCTGCGACTGCCTCACCTACGACTTCCTGATCCCGGATCCCCAATGACCACCACCGCCACCAAACTCCTGCCCGGCACCCGCTGCCGCTTCAACAAGGCATTCCTCCAGTCCACCTGCCAGTACACCGGCCCGGTGGCGCCCACCTCCACTGGACCGTTCGCCCGGGGGACCGTCGTTGGCCAAGAGCCGCTTGGCGGCTGGCTGCTGATCCGGGTGGCCTGGGATGACGGCACCACCACCAACGTCAACGCCAACAACTTGGAGCCGTCCGCCCGATGACCAAGCGCCAAGCCCTCAGCCTGTTCCTTGAAGCCTGGGCTGCCACCGGCATCCGCAACGATCCCATCGCCAAGCGCACTGCGTGGAATGACTTCGTGGATCAGCTGAACAAGGACCGCCAGATCACCGACCGCCAAGCCTTCACCTGGAGCAACCCTTTCCCATGAAGCTGATCACCAAGGCCATCGCCGCCAAGCTGCCTCCGCTCTACGCCCAAGACGGCAAGGGCATGGAGGCCACCGCCTACCTCAAGCTGTTCACGCCCTGGAGCAACTGGACCTGGTACGTCACGGAGATGGACCCTGCGACGGGGGAGTGCTTCGGGCTGGTCCAGGGCTTTGAGACGGAGCTGGGCTACTTCAGCCTCCCGGAGCTGGAGAGCATCACTGGACCCTTCGGGCTGAAGGTGGAGAGGGACCTGAGCTTTGATCCCACTCCGCTCAGCCGGTTGACGAACCGGCCCTGATTCCGGCGCCGGTTCTCTCTGCGGGGGTTAAAGTAGGTTCACCGGGGCGGAGAGCTCCACTCGGCGGGCCAGAGCCCGCAACTCAAATGCAAACCGCCACCGCGGTCCTGAGCACCCTCTCCACCCTGGAGCGGTTGCCCCGCAAGCAGGCCGAGCTGGCCAACTCCCAGCTCGTCATCCTGGGTGACTTCAGCAGCGACTTCACCGTCAAGCTGCTGGCCCAGGGTGTGCGCTACGCCGACAGCACCGGCCGCATCGGCGGGACCCTCTCCATGGCCCTCCGCCGCGCCACTCCCTGGCAGGCTGCCCAGCTCGTCGCCGCCATGCTGCGCGATGGCCTCAGCCTCCAGTCGGAAGTGCCGGCCTGGCTCAACGCCAACGGCCTGGCCCTCCTGGCGGCCTGAGCTGCCGCGGCCCACCGGGAGCCGCACCCAATCCCGGCCCACTCCACTCACCACCCAAATGACCAGATTCATCGCCGCCGCAGCACTGCTGCTGGCTGCCTCCATCCCAGCCCAAGCCGGCACCATCCTTCCCTACACCTACGCCAAGACGTTCTGCGAACTGCGCATCGCTGGTGCTTCAAAAGATGACGCAGTGAAGGCTGCCGTCAAAGCCGCCTTCATTTCTGGCGATGATTGGACTCAAGTCACCATCGACGGCAAGCAATACCAATCCGACACCATCCTCGCCGTCCGCACTGCCTTTGACCTCTGCCCGGAGCTGTTCAAGTGATTGACCGCATCAACAACGCCATCTGCCTACTGATTGCCGCCTCCGTCTTCGCCATGATCGGCGTTGAAGGTGGCGCCCACCACAGCCCCACACACTCCGGCACGCAGCAGGTGGTGCGCAAATGACCTCACGCCGCTTCTACTTCACCATCAAAGAAGCCAACGTGTTTGAGTGCGTCTGGGCCAGGACCTTGGCCGAGGCACGGCTGGAAATCTTCCATGACTGGCTTCCCTTCTGGGACCAGATTGAATGGCTCAACCCTGAGGACACCGCCCGCCAATCATGACTGAATCCACCCGCCAGCGGCTTGAAGCGTTGATCTCTGATTCCGGTCAGTTCTCGGCCGGAGCGCAGCATGAGCGGGAGCGCATCCGCGCCATCATCAAGCTGCGCCAGCAGGACCTTGACGTGCGCTCAGCGGAACACCGCGAGTGCGTCGCCATCCTTCACGCCATCGCCCGCCTCAGTGATCCGCGCTGAAGCCGGCATCTACGCCGGTCAACGCCATCCCTGCTACGGCGCCCACCAGATGGTCTGGGGTATCCACACCTGGCATCGCCCCTGGGTGTTTGACGGCTCTACCGTCTGGTGGGGTCCAGCCCTGGGCACCCGTTCTGATGCTCTTGAGTTCGCTCGTATTCACGCCAATGAAGTCATTCCAACTGGATCAGCAACGCGCTGACATGCTGGAGTCCCTCTACCAACACTCCGGCAGGGACCAGCTGCCCGAGGGCCACCCACTCCGCTGCACCTATACCGGGTTGTGGGAGGAGTTCTGCCGCGACATGGCGGCCAACTTCCGCGACACCGACTACGCCGAGCTGCTGGCGGATGTGATGAGCGGAATGGATGAGACGCAATCAGTCATGAGCGAGCCCCAGGCCAAAGCCGCCATCGCCGTCTGCCGCAAGCACCTGCTGGGACGCTGGGCATGAGCGTCACGCTGATCCACGCCACACCGGACGCCGAGCGGTTGATCGTCAAGATGGCCCGGGTGTCCAACCCAGCCAACCAGGACAACCAGGAGACTGCTCCCAGGCTGCTCCGCTACCTCATCCGCCACCAACACTGGTCGCCGTTTGAGATGGCGTCCATGTGCGTGGAAATCTCCACCGAGCGCGACATTACCGCTCAGATCCTCCGCCACCGTAGCTTCAGCTTCCAGGAGTTCAGCACCCGCTATGCCCGGAGCTCCCGGGCACAGGTGCCTTCATTCCGCCGTCAGGACGAGGCCAACCGCCAGGCCAGTCACGATGACCTGCCGCTGGAGGTTCAGTCCATGGCGCGTGACGCTGCGGACCGGGTGATTGGCTCTGCCTATGAGCTGTACTACGACCTGCTCCAGCAAGGCGTTGCCCGGGAGACTGCCCGCCGCATCCTGCCGCTCTGCACGCCCACCACCATCTACATGCACGGCACCCTGCGCTCCTGGATTCACTACATCAATGTGCGGACGGACCCGGGCACCCAACTGGAGCACCGGCAGGTGGCTCAAGCGTGCCGTGAAATCTTCACCGAGCAGTTCCCCTTCATCGCTGAAGCCGCCTTCAATGACTGACTCCATCACCTCCACCCTCCAGGAGCGGGGGAGTCGCTACGGCAGCTTCACCGGTCACGCCCAGATCACCATGACCCTCAAGCGGTTCCTCCACGAGGCCATCGCGGAGCGGGGCAAGGTGCTGGCGGATGACCAGCTGGAAGCCCTCCACATGATCTGCCACAAGCTCGGCCGAATCGTAAATGGGGACCCGGACTACGCCGACTCCTGGCATGACATTGCGGGCTACGCCCAGCTGGTAGCGGATCGCCTCAACGGCACCTCCCGCTAACCTGCGGGCATGAGCATGTTTGACCTGCCCTTCCATCGGCGGATCCGCCTGGCGCCTGCCCACTTCCGGGGGCTGCTGGACATTGGCCGCGGCCAGTTGTCGTTCACCACTCGGCTCCGGGTGGCGCTCAAGCTCACCTGGATCCTGCTGACGCCATGACGGAGCCGGTGGTCATCTCCCGCACCGACCGCGATGGCGGCTTCATTGAGACGCTGGAACCAGCTGCCGGTGGGGAGCTCTACTACCGCTCCTGCGCTCACGGCATCTGCCGCTACTCCAGTGACCTGTGGCAAGCGGAGCTCTACCTGGACCACCTGCTGGCGCAATGACCCGGCGCGAGCGGTGGTTGCTTGAGGTGGCGTACCTGGTGACCAATGCCTTCATCGTTGCTGGCGTGATCCGCCACTGGAGTGACGTAGGCTGACCCAGTTCCCGCTCTGCTCCGGCATCGGGCAGGAAGCGTAGCCCAAGCAGAGGCAGCCAGGACAACTGGAGCTCAGTGCTGGTTCAAGTCCAGCCGCTTCCCTTCAAACCACAAAGCCCCGGCGTGAACCGGGGCCATGCTGGGCTTCATACCGGCCGACGCCGGCAGATGCGGTAGCCGGTGGTGGGTCCTCGCGCGGTGTCCACCTTTTTGCCCGCAGCCGGCTGCTACTGGACCGCCTAGATCCCTCAAAAAAGGTCTAGGGCGACAGATTAGCCCATCAGGACTGCTTGCCGTCCTTCAGCAGCCAGTTGATCAGCCGCTGCTGCTGCATCGGGTCCCAGTGCCCGGAGTTACGCCACCAGCCGAACACCTCCTGCGCACCCTTGGCCCGGTTACACGGCGCACATGCCGGCACCAGGTTCTGCCGTACCGTCAGCCCACCCTTCAACTTTGGGTGGACGTGATCCAACGTGTCAGCCACCTCTCCGCAGTAGCAGCATTGACCTCCCCAAGCCTCAAAGATGCCTTTGCGGAATCTGGTCTTGGTCGCCCGCTTGGTGACCAGCTCGGAGCCGTCAATCTGATGATCCACTGGATTCGTCAGGCAAGGTGAACGCTTCCACGCCCAGGTCCAGGATGTCCTCATCCCGGCGGACGTGTTCACTGATGCGCGAATAAATGTCCGCGCAAAGCTGCTCTGGGTCCCGGCTGCTCCGCACCAGCACCTTTGCCTCAATCTCAATGAGGTAGTGGTGCCGCCGCAAATCCAAGGGGGGTTGGGCTGGTTGGTCCATGCCTTCCCCGGCCTGGTGGTGTCATCGTAGCCACCGCCACCATGTTCACGTTTCCTTCCACTCCATGACCTACTACCTCACCATCCACCGCCCAGCTGACCGGAACGGCTCCTGGTTTGTCGGTCCATTCCCCACGCACATCGCCGCGCAGCATTGGGCAGAGTCCCATGCGCTGGATGAATGGGACATGGAGCGGCTGTGGGATCCGGCAGAGGCCGGTGGCCGTGCAGCGGGAATACAGCGGGAACGTGCTGGAGCGGGGGAATAGCGGCTCAGCTAAGTCCTTGAAACTTCAGAGAGAACTTCCTCGGCGTGACCGCCCACCTTCACCTTTGGCCCCGGCATTCGCCAGTATCACGGTGGCTCCCGGATGTTCACTCTGGTTCCCGCAATCGTTGATTCTCCACGGGTTCGGCTGGTTTCCTTTTCACGCGACTTCAGCGATAGTCCCGGCGGTTTCGGGAAATCAGCGGGAATGCAGCGGGAACGGAGAGCACCATGCAGAACACCTCCCCACTCACCAAATCAACCATCGCCAATGCCAGGCCCAGCTCCAAGAAATACTGGATGCGGGACGGCAAGGTGCCGGGCCTCGGCGTGCTGGTCCTGCCCTCCGGAGTGAAGACCTGGTATCTGCGCTACGACACCGCTGCTGGCCGGGAGCGGCAGCACAAGATCGGCCGCGCTGACACCCTCTCGCCGGAGGTGGCCCGGGAACAGGCGCACAAGCTGCTGGGTGCCGCGGCCAAGGGGGAGGACCCCACCACCGCACGGCAGCAGCTGCGGGCCAGCCCCACCCTTCGTGAGTTCCAGGCGCTTCTGGAGCGCCGGCACTACTACACGATGGCCAAGGGCACCCAAGCCAACTACGAGGTCATCTGGCGCCTGCATGTGCTGCCCTTCATGGGCGGGATGCGGGTGGCGGAGGTGACGCCCGCGCACATTGCCGACCTGCTGGCCCACAAGCGGCAGACCGGTGGGACGGAGTTCAACGTCACCAAAATCCGCATGATGCTCAGCGCCGCCTTCAACCTGGCGGAGACATGGGGGCTGCGGCCGCAACACGCCAATCCATGCCGGCTGGTGAAGGTCCGCCAGGACAAGGCACGCCGCAGGTACTTAAAGCCCGCTGAAACCGTCCGCCTAGGCCAAGCCCTAGACCAGTGGGCGAACACGCCTCAGCGGTGGCTTTTCGCGTGCCTCGTGCGCCTTCTGCTTTTCACTGGCGCCCGGCTGCGCGAGATCATGGAGTGCCGCTGGGAATGGGTGGACCTGGATGCTGGGCTCATCTCCATCCCCCCAGAGCACCACAAGACCGGTGGCCGCACGGGTGACGACCGGCTGATCCACCTGCCGCCTGAGGCCGTGGACATACTGGGCCAGCTCCGCCGCTTCTCTGACAGCGCCTGGATCATCCCGGGGCAGGATCCGTCCAAGCCGTTCAATGGCTACCGCCGACTCTGGCTTCAGGTGCTGGAGGTCGCGCAGATCAAGAACCTGCGCGTCCATGACCTGCGCCACAGCTTCGCCTCCTACGCCATCAGCTACGGCGGACTCAACCTGCCGGCCGTGGGGCAGCTGCTGGGGCACACCAGCGCCGCCACCACCAACCGCTACGCACACCTGATCACGGAGGCCGCAGCAGCTCACGCCGCCAAGACCACCAAGCTGATCACCTCAGCCCTTGCTGGCGGTGACAGCCTGATCCCCGTTGTACCGGCCCGTGACCGCATAGCTCCGCTCCACCACGCCGGAGATCAGGTGGAAGACCATCTGGCCAATCTTCATCCCCGGCCACAGGCGGACGGGGTGGAAGCGCCTGGCATTCTGGAGCTCCAGGGTGAGCCGGCTGCCGTTCCACCCTGGGTCGCAGTACCCGGCCAAGAGGTGCTCCAACCCCTCCCGCGCACGGGAGCTCTTGAGGACGAACTGCCCCGCGACGTGCGGCGGCAGGCTGAAGGTCTCCAAGGTCTCAGCCAGGACGAACTGCCCGGGCATCAGCAGGAACGGATCCTCAGCCGTGCGGTCGGCAATGGAGTGGATCTGGAGACACTCGTGCTCCTCTTGCTCCACCAGCAGACGCTCCCCCAAGGTCAGGTCCAGGGAGGCGGGGTTCAGGAGCTCCTCGCGGAACGGCTTCACCAGGCCGTGCTGAAGGCACAGGCGGCGGATCTCGTGGTCAGGAAGGATCATGCCTTGAGTTGAGAGGCGAGCCAGCGCCTGGCGTGCTCTTCGGAATAGGTGAAGAGTACCTCGGGGTTGCGCGTGGCCATCCACACCGTCACCCCGGTGTCCAGCCTGGTCAGTTGCATCAGGCCCGGTTCAACCTCCCGGGCCACGGCTCGCATATTCATCAGTAGTCCCAGCGGACGCGGGGGCGACCTTTGCGAATGCCCAGGTGGACGAAGCCCTTGGGAGCTCCGTAGCCCAAGCTGTACGGCCAGAACTTATCGCACCACGCCTGAAGCGTGTAGATGTCCACTCCGTCAATCAGGAAGTCCACCGCTCCCACTCCGGGAGCGTCGTAGAGGTGCTCTGATCCGCTGGCCCCACCCACTGAGCGGTTGATGGCGGCCGGACGGTAGCCGGAGGTGATCTGGACAGCCTTGCCGCCAAACTCACGCCGCGCACGCTCCATGAATGCGGCCAGCTCCGCTGCGGTGTCCACCTGATGCTGATGCCGGAAGCGCCGCGCCTCCTGATCCAGCGCGAACTCGCCCAGGCGGATGTGCGGGGTGATCCTTGCGGTGAACGGAGATGACGGGGACAGCTTGGAGGGGACGGGTTCCGCCTTGGGCAGGCCCTGCCCCCACAGGTTGCCCTCCGCCTCCCTGCGTCGGCGCAATCCAGCCTCCACGGACGTGCCGGGGTTGCGGTACAGCAGCATGGCCTCCGGCACCCGTGCCCACTCCTTGTCGCGGAGCCGTGCGGTGATGGTCTCAAAGCCTGCTGCGCCGTAGAAGCCGGCGCCCAGGTTGTAAGCAAAGCTCACCAGTGCGCACCGCTGCGGGGTGCTCATCTCCCGCCAGTGCGGGACCGTGGCGGCCAGCTTGGTGGCAATCTGCTCCGCTTCACGCCGCAGCAGGCTCTCAGCGTCCACCGCGGTCAGCTTGTCGCCCCGCTCTACCTTGCGCCCGTCTGGGTAGCGCGTGGTGCCGTAGCCGATGGTGGCCACTGACCAGCCGTGAAGCGGGTCCGGATAAGCCTCCAGGTGGCAGCCCTCAAAGGACTTGATCAACTGGACGGCTGGCCCCAGGTCCACCTGCTTGCCGCCTTGCGACCAGATGCCGAACCATGCCCGGTCACGCCGCATAGCGGTGTCGTACCCATTGGCCTTCAGGTCTGCTTCCAGCTCCGGAATCGCGGCAAGCTGATGAGGCAGCGCACGCCAGAACCTGAACAGCTGGTCCAGGGTTACGGGAGCTTCGTTGCTCATGCTCAACGCTTAGCGAGCGGGGTGATGATGCCGGCCAGGATCTCCAGCGCCCGGTATGAGCGGACGCCCAGCTTGCGTGCCGTGCTCAGCGCCTCGTTGTCCTTGGGCGTTGGGGTGAGATTGACGATCACCACAGCAATGCCGTGGATGGCAACGATCAGCGCAACGTAGTCAGCAAAGCGGTCCATGGTGGAGCCCTGTCTGCCCCAGGCTACCGAGTTGGCGTCAAGACGGGTGCGGTGGGCTGAGTGAGCTGCAACCGGGTCCGCTCCGCCAGGAAGGAAATGATGGATGGAAGGATCAAGCTGGCCAGCACCGCAATCAGCACCACCTGCGCCATGCGGTTCTCCAGCAGGCCCAGCCTTCGGAACATATCTGCCTTGTCCTGGTCGTCCTTAGTGCGATGGAGGATCAGGCTGTCCATCTTGCCCTGGAGTACGCCGAGCTCCCGGTAGATCTCAGCGTGGGATACCTCGCGCTCCATGGGGTCCCTGCTCAACCCTCAGATCCTATCGACGGATGGGGGAGAGGATCAGGCAGGCCGCGCATGATGGCAACGGCCCGCCTGTAGTACCAGTTGTCGGTCTTGCCTGCCCGCTCCAGCGCATCCTTGATCTTGCGCCAGTTCTCGCGGGTTTCGGCGTCCATTACCGGCCCTGCCCGCGGTATCGCTTCCGGCGACCGTTTCGGGATGTTGCGCTCAGCAGGCTCCGGACGGAGCTGCCTTGCCGTGTCTTCTTGGGAGCACCGGGAACATGCCCGGTGCGTCCCAGGGAGCCGGTTTTAGCCTTCGTCGCCATCGCCCTCTGCGGCAGGCTCAACCACCACGTCAGTGCTGACGGTGCAGTTCTCCAAGAAGCCGATCAAGCCGGAGCCGGCGGACTGGACCAGCAGGTTGTTGCCGGTGGCGCGGGCGACGGCGTAAGCCTCGATCAGTTCAGTCAGCTGCTGCTTGGGGTCAGGCATTGGTGTCCTCATTGGCGGTTGGAGTATAGGTCCAGCCGATTGCAGTGGCGTCATCCGGACGCCCGGTGAGTTCCACGTACAGCTCGGCGTCGGCTTCGGTGAAGGTATCTGTGGTGTCGTCGTCGTAAGTGAGGACGATCTCCTTGGGTTCGGTGATGTAGGTGTAGCTGATGATCTGCTTGGTCATGATCAAATCCGGTACGAGAAGGACAGGCCGCAGGAGCGGCTGGTGCCGGTGGTCGTGGAGCGACCGATGAAGGCCACGACCGTCGTACTGCCAACCGAAACAACCCTGCCGTTAATGGTATTGCCGTCGTCCCCGGCAACACCGTGAGCCTGCGTTGTATTGGCGAAAGTAGCCGGAGCAATCGGCAAGGTGATACGCAGTTCAAAGTTTGCGGTGCTGCTGCTTGGCGTGAGCGAAACCGTGCCACAGATGGACACGATGTTGCCGACCCTTTGGTATTGGAAATTGCCACTTCCAACGTTGCTGGCGGAGATGTTGGCGGTGTTGGTGAGTGTCGGCGTGTAAGTGCCGCTTGTTACGTTAGTGAGAGTGCTGGTGTCGTGGTTGTGGCTGTTATCGCTTACTTGAGCACTTATCGTGAATCCGGTTGAAAGGTCAGCGTTGACGCTTCCCGACAAGTCTCCAGTCAGTTGGAATGTGCGGGAGCTGGAGAGTTTGGTTGCTGTGGCCGAGTTGCCAATGCAACTTCCTGAGTCACCGGAAATGTTGCCCAGGATGGTTGACGTGGCCGCGTTGAAAGCCAGCGTCCCGAAGCCGGCAGTGTTGATCCGCAGCTGACGGTTGCCCGCTGCGTTTGAGTTGACCATCGGGATGTAGAACGTGCCCGTGCCGGTGGCGTCCTGGATGGTCGAGACCAGCGTGGCGGAGGCTGCGTTGCCGGAGCAGGCGGATGCAGTTGTCGCGGTTGCCGCGTTGCCTGAGCAGCTGGAGGAAGTTGCTGCGTTGCCGCTGATGCTGGTCGCCAGGACGTTTGTGCTGGCGTTGTAGACCAGTCCGGCGTCGGTCTTTGCCGCCTGGTTGCCGGTCGCCGCCTCCGCAAACAGGACGTAGTTAGTGGCCGCTGTACCGGCCGTGAGCGCCACGTTGCTGGCGTTGGTCGCGGAGCCTGCGCTGCCTGTGACCGAGATGCCCCAGGTGCCGGAGGCGTTGGCGCCCGTCGTGCTGGGCGCACCGATGGTGTTGTAGCTGACGGTGAGCGCCGTGCCGCCGTTGTATGTGCTGCCGGAGGCTCCGCCGGCTCCACCGTTATTGAAGGTGATTGAGCTGGCAGAGGCGGTTGCAATGGTGATGTTTGCGGTGCCGTCGAACGCCACGCCGTTGATCGTGCGGGCGGTCGCCAGTGCCGTTGCGGTTCCAGCATTGCCGGTGACACTGATGCCCCAGGTGCCGGTGGCGCCAGTGCCGGTTGTCGGCACCATCGTGCCGCTCACCAGCGTGACGCTGGCATCCGGAAGAGTGATAGTCCGGTTGGCGGTCGGTTGCCCCGAGAAGTCGTGATAGAACGTGCCGGCGGAGTTGTAGAGCCGGAGGTTGCCGTTGGTGTCGAACGCACCGGCCAGGGCTCCTCCGGTGACGATTCCCAACAGGTCTGCATCGGCGGAATACAAGCCCGTGTTGGTGTCGCTGTTGAACGCCAGGGATGGCGTGCCAACTGAGCCCGCACCGAGCTGGACCTGCCCGTTGAAGAAGTTGGGCGCAGTTCCGCCCATGTAGCAGTTCCAGTTGCCGGTGCCGGAGGCAATGTTGCCGAAGAACCCGTAGTCGTTGGTGGCGCCGTCAATGGAGGAGCTGGCGACGAAGCCGTACTGGTTCGTGATGGCCGTGCTGGCGCCCAGAGTGCCGGTGCCGGCTTGGAAGTGGATCAGGCTGGCCAGCGTGACGCTCGCCGCTGTGCCGATGCCGCTCTGATACCCAACCGCCGAAGTTGTGACATCGGCCTGCACCGCACCATCGGTCAGGTTCCCCCAGGCTGTTGTGCCTCCGGTGATGCTCTTGGCGTGGCGGAACCCGACGTTGGCGTTGGTGCCGGTGGAGCCCAGCGCGAGACCATCAGCGGCAGTGATCCGCAGCGCCTCCCCGCCAGCACTGGCGAACGCCAGCACGCCCGTCGCCGGACGGAACAGGCCGGTGCCGGCCTCTCCCACCGCAATACCCGGAGCCGAGACGGTGCCCGCTGCGCCAATCAGCGCACCGCTCAGCGTGCCGCCGGTCAGGGCCAGGTTGCCGGAGGCGGTGCCGGTGAGGCTGGCTGTGATGGTGCCTGCGCTGAAGTTGCCGGAGCCGTCACGCGCCACCACCTTGCTGACCGTGTTGGCGCTGGTGGCGTCCACCGCAAAGGTCCGGGCTACGGAGCCGTCGTAGGTGCCCGTGGACGTGAGGTAGGTGCCTGCCGTGAGCGGGTTGGTCAGCGCACCAGATGTGATCGTGATGTCGGCGGAGCCGTCAAACGGCACGCCATTGATGGTCCGGGCAGTGGCCAGCTTGGTGGCGGTAGCGGCGTTGCCGCTGATGGAAATACTCCAGGTGCCCGTGGCTCCGGTGCCGTTCTTCAGCGGTGCGTCATTGCTGATCTGCGCCAGCACAAATGCCGTGGTGGCCAGCTGCGTCGTATTGGTGCTGACTGCCGCCGTGGGCGCCGCTGGAGTACCCGTGAACGTGGGGCTGGCCAGCGGAGCCCGGCTGGTGTCCGTTGGGTGAACGTGATCACCGCGTGCAAACTCCAGCGATGTGCCCACCTCCGCCGTTCCAGCCATCAGTGGCGTGCTGTCGGCGCCCTGGCTGATGACGAACGCCGTGGTGGCGATCTGCGTGGTGTTGGTGTTCAGCGCCGCTGTGGGAGCCGTAGGAGTGCCGGTGAAGGCAGGTGACGCCAGCCCGGCATACGCCTGTGCCCGGACGTAGGCGGTGGTGGCTACCGCTGTGCTGTTGTCGTTGGTGGCCGGAGTGGTAGCCGTGGCCGCCGCCAGCGCAGTGGTGCCCGTGACCGCCAGCGTGCCGCCGATGCTGGCGTTGCCGGTGGTGCTCAGGCCCGTCAAGGCGTAGGTGGTGGTCAGCTCCGCCCAGGCTGACCCGCTCCACTTCTGCCAGCGGTTCGCGCTGCTGCTCCACCGGATGGCGCCCGTAATCAGGTTGCTGACCGTCTGGCCGTCAAACTGCTTGGCCAGGTCCTCATCCCGCGCCTTCAGCTCCGCCAGGAAGTCGGTGTAGAGCGACGTGAGGGTAGGGTTGCTCCAGTTGGCCATCAGACTCCTCGGGCGCTCCAGCTGAACGGTCCGCTCACCCGGTTGCCGCTGGTGTCAAAGAGAAGCACCTTGAAGCTCGTCGGGAAGGGGGCGTCCAGGAAATCATAGATGGCAATTCTGGGCGTAGTCCCGGAAGGTGTCACGCTGATTGCCTCCACGTCAACGAAGTCAACGCCGAAGTTCACGGTGGTTCCTCCCGTATCTCCCGCGTTCGCTGTGCCTGTTCCAAAGTCATTCCGCAGCTTGGAGTCCAACCGATAGTTGAGGTTGGCCAGCAGCATCAGGTCATCACCGCCGGCACTGTTGAAGTCGTACCGGAACTTGATGTAGCGGAAGTCAGTGGCGTAGACCTGATCCACGCCGTCGTAGTCGGTCCAGGGGTCCGTGTTGAGCTTGCGGACGCTGAGCTTGGGCACGACGCTGAATGATCCAGCTACCACGGTGCTGGTGAGTGTTTGAGTCACCTTGCTGGAGCCGATCACAGCTCCGTAGTCCACAACCTCCTCGTAAGAGGCGGTGGTGGTAGACGGCATGATCCAGCGGGAGTAGCCGGCATCAATCTGGTCTTGCGGGCTGTCCCAGCTGCGGGTGGTGAAGTGGTCCTCGTATGTCTCGGTCAGGTTCACGCCCAGCAGCACGAAGCCGGCTTCATTGAAGGTGGCGTTGACTCGCGTGCCTGACCATGTGGTGTTCTGGTCCAGCCTCAAGAAGTAGTCAGGAGGCTGGCTGACCACCGCCGAAACGCTGCCCGGAGTGCCGTAGTTACCTGCGCTGTCGATCCCCGCCAGCCAGTAGGTGTAGGTCCCTCCGGTGGTCTCAAAGACGGACGTGAACCGGCCGGACTTGGTGCCAATCAGCGCAGCACCTTCCCACGTCACTCCCCGCCGCAGTTCGTAGGTGTCGATGGGGAGCGTGGTAGTGCAGTCGTTCCACCGCAGCAACACGCTGTTGTCCACCACCTGCTGCGTGATGAGCGGTTGCGACGGTGCCAGCACCGTTACGTCAACTGATACCTCTTCGCCCAGTCCGTCGCTCATGATCCCGCCGCCCCGTAGAGGCCGTTCACGTCAACTGCCACCACCCAGAACTTCTGGGTGCCAACCCAGTTTGCCCTGGCAGTGAAGTAGGTGGCATTCACCCGGCCCAACACCGTGGCGGTAGCGAAGGTCGTGCCCCGGCGTACCTCGTAGTAGGCGGTCTCCAGCGTGCCCTTCACCGGCTCCCAGCTGATCTGCATTTGACCGCCATTGAAGGTCACGCCCAGGGATGGAGCAGGAGCCCGGGCAATGTTGGTGACCACGCTGCCGGGGGTGCCGTAGTTGCCGTTGGCATCCACCGCAGCCACCCAGAACGTGCGGAGGCCGGACCACTTGGCGTCCAGGGAGTAGCCGGTGCCGTCTGCGCTGATCTTGGCCAGGGTTGTCGCCGTGGCCCATGTCGCGCCTTGGCGGATCTCGTAGAACACTGACCGGAGCGTGCCGTTAACGGCATTCCACGTGAGTGCGCAGCTGCGGCCGTAGAAGGCGGCAGAGATGCTTGGTGCGGCCGCAGGCGTGATGGTGACGTTGCGGGACCCAGCGGCGCCCGTATTGCCCGCTGGATCCACGCCAGCCACCCAGAAGCTGCGCGTGCCGCTCCAGGTTACGGGGACGTTGTAGCTGTTGCCGTAGACACGGGCGACGCTGACACCCGACCCGAAGCTGGCCCCGTAGCGGAGTTCGTAGTAGTCGGGGGTATAGGTGCCACGCGGTGTGCTCCAGGTGATGGCCGCAACCGGATCCTCAATGCTGTGTGTGACATTGGGCTCACCGGGCGGAGTCACGGTGACGGCTGCGCTGGCAGCACTGCTGCTCAACACGTTGCTGGTGTCCCGCGCTTTCACCCGGTAGACGGTGGTGCTGGGATCCAGCAGGCCCAGCACGTAGCGGGTGGTCTTCGCGTAGGCCACGAATGTCGCGCTGTCCCATCCAGTGCCGCCGGTCCTGATCTCGTAGTCCCTCAGGTCCAGGTCCGTCACGGGATCCCAGCTGAGTGTCACGCCCAGGTCTTTGTCGATCACCGCCGTTAGGCCAGTGACGTTACTGGGGGGAGCCGTCTTGCCCAGTGCGTTGATGGTCCCGGTGAGCGCATTGGCTGATGCTTTGCCCGTCGCGCTGAGGCTGTAGACCTCAATGTCAAAGGAGCCGGGACTGATGTTCAAGATCTCGTAGTCGGGACCCTGAACCCTGATGGTGTTCCAGTTGCCATTTTCCTTCCGCCACCGCACGCGGTAGTAGTTGACGCCGGCCACCGGACGCCAGTTGGCGATCACCTTGGCCCGCACCTCGGATTGATAGGTGTAGAGCGCCTCTGAGAGCACTAGCGCGGTGGGCGGTGACGGCACCTCATCCAGCACGGTGACATCCCGGAACTTCAGTGGACGGTCCCGCTCGATGTAGTTGTACTTGCTGGCGTTGTAGCTCAGCGCCGTGATGGCGTAGCGGGAGCCGTCCTGCTCCTCAACGGCCAGCACCCGCCACTTGGAGGTCTGCACTACCGCGCCGCCGCTGTAGATCCAGACGGAGTTGGCGCCCGGGGCCTCCGCCAGGGCAGGGCTGATTGTGAGCACCGTGCCGCTCCGGCTGGCGAGCGAACGCGACTGAACGGTGCCATCCTTCATCACCACCGAGACGGAGCCGCCGCTGCTGGGCAGGTCCTGCGCGGAATCCACCGTGACTGACGTTGCGGTTGCCGCCACAATCCGGCCGCCGCGACGGACTCCCGCACGCACCGGGTCCGCAATGTCAATGATCTGCCCCGGACGGACGATGATGCCGGCGTCAATGGAGGCGGTGAACTTGACCACCTCGGTTTCGTACTGCGCGGAGTAGAGCAGCCACTCACCAATACGGTTTGCTTGGCCTCGGCTGGTGCAGGCAAAGGCTGACACCTGCGTGGTCTGGATGCCGTACTTGGCGATGGCAGCGCGGTCCTCCACCTGCTCGTAGGACATTTCACGGGTGTCCAGGTCCAGGTAGGACACCAGTGCCACGGTGGGGCGCACCCTGGTGTCGCTGCCGCTGTAGACGAAACCCGGCTCCTCCACGTTCGCCAGCGTGAACAGGTAGGACGGATCCGCTGGCCTGTCCTGGCTGAGCGTGAGCGTGCCCTGTGCCCAATACGGCATGGCCCGGAACACCGAGCACAGGTCATTGATCAGCTTGTATGCCTCCTCCTGCGTCTGGATGTTGACGTTGCAGGTGAAGCGGGGTTCATTGCCGCCAAAGCCAGTCGGGACCAGCTCATTGCAGTATTGGCTGGCTGAGTAGAACGTCCACTTGTCCAGGCTGGCGGACGTGATCTGATCACCAAAGCCGAACCGCTTGCTGGTGAGCAGGTCCCACAGGATCCAGGCCGGGTCAGCGCACCATTCATTGGTCGCTTTGAAGGTCCCGTTCCACACGCCTGCGTAAGTCACCCGGCCGTTGGAGATGTTCACTGTGGCGTTGGACGGCAGCGCGATCTTGCGGCCCCGGATCAGGTACGCCCGGCTGGGGATGGAGTTGAACTGCTCCGCATCAATCCGCATTCCCACCAGTGCGCTGTGGGGGTAGCGGAGCCGCCGGGATGTGATCTCGGTGTAGGAGGTCCAGCTGAAGGCGTTGACCAGCTTGGAGTTGGTGGAGTCGTCCGTCAGACGGCGGACCCTGATGCTGACGGGGTAGTTGGCGTTCTCATCCAGCGGGACCATGTAGTCACGCTGGTAAAGGTCGCCAGTACGGCCCTTGATCTCACCACCGGACACCGCTTGCCAGCCGCCGCCGTCGTACTGAACATCAATGGACAGCTTGAAGCTGGCTCCTTTGATGTCACCGTTGCCCTCAAACTCCTGGAGCTGCGGCACTGAGATGGTGACCCGCACCGTGTCCACGCTCTCGTCAGTGATGGTGCGGATGATGGGGTAGTCCTTCTCCACCACCTCACCCACGGGGACCTCATTGCTGACGAAGCCGGAGCTGGTCGGCAGGATGATCACTGGCTGCGTGCGAGTGCCGTAGCGGGTGCGGACGCTGGCCCCTACAAAGTTGAGCGCCGACGCCCGGATGTACGCGATCTCACCGGAGCGGGTGCTGTCATCACCCGTCGGGCAGGTGAAGGTGTTGGTGGTGACGCTGGAGATGGTGCGGACACCTCCAGATCCACCCGCTCCGCCGGTATTGACCCACAGGCAGACCTTGCCGTTGGCTGACAGTCCGTGACCGGCGTAGGTGACGGTGATGTTGCCGCCGGCCTGGGAGTAGGTGGCAACGCGCACCGGCTCCGCCTGCGTCAGGATCTGGCTGTTGTTGAGGTAAATGTCCTTCAGCAGGGCCAGGTTGTAGGCCGCGCTGTCACGGGTGAGGCCGGCTGCTGATGGCGTGGCGAAGCCCTCAATCTCGCCCTCTGAGATCAGGTCAATGATCTCCGCGTAGGACGTGTTGTTGAGGCTGTCTTTGGCGGTGTTAGGCATCAGAGATCTGCCACGTCAACGGCCTGGCTGATGGTGACGGATCCCACCAGGGTCTGCCCGTAGACCACCGGAACCGGCACGCCATTGCGGGCGGTGTTTTGGATCCCGCTGAAGCTGTAGGACTTGCGGGGATCGTCCTCGCTGTCGGTGCCCAGGCTTTGAGGCTTGGGGACGGGGGTGAGCATCTGCGCTACGCCGCCCAGGATCAGGCTTGCGCCGATGCCGACCGCCAGGCTGGCGACGCTGATGGTGCCTGCGCCGAACAGGCCGATGGCGGCCGGGGCGCCAGCAAGGGCGAAGCCGCCAGTGGCAATGGTGAGCGCAATCAACGCCACGCCGGCCAGGATCCGGCCCACGGCACCAGCACCAGCAGTGACGGGAATGATGCGAATCTCACTGGCGCCGGCCGGAGTGTGGAGCTGCTCGGGGTGGTCGCCTATCTCCAGCTCATCCTTGCCCAGGGCGACCTTGTAGTGCTGGTCGGCCATGTGCCTCTCCAGCTCTGGCCAGTTGGCCAGCAGGAAGCGGACTGCCTCAGCGGGAGTCGCCACATCGGCTTGGAGCACACGCTTGCCGATGAACTTCGCCAGTGCGCCGTAGAGCTTAATCCTGCGAAGCATGACGAAGCCTCCTCCCGACCGATTGTAGGAGCCATCCACCCAGCTGATCGCGGCTGCTGAGGCGGCCTTCTACGTGGTGGAGAATGTCTTGCCCGCCCAGATACACCGCGCAGTGGTTCAGGCCCGGCGAGGCCAGGGAGAGCAGCAGGAAGTCACCGTGCTGGAGCTCCTCGTCCTCCCGGAGCTCACGAAAGCCTGCCTCAGGCCAGCAGCGGTCAAAGATGGGGTCCGCCAGGAAATCAGCAGCCCGCGCCGGTCGCTCAAAGTCCGGCAGCAGCAGGTCCAGCTCCCGTGCGTACCAGTCCCGCGCCAAGGTCCAGCAGTCCGTCACGTTCCACACCCAGCACCGGCCGATCAGTGGGGCCTGGTAGCCATCCGGCTGGCAGCAGCCCCACTGCTCCGTGCGTGGGTTGACGATCCACCACGGCAGCCTTGAAGCCTCACATGCCACGCGGTCTGCGGTGCTGGGCTCCGGTGGCGTGTGCGGGTGGCTGTGAACCACCGCCAGGATCTCACCCTGGTCCTCACACCTGGCCCAATCCTCCGGATCCAGCACGAAGAACTCGTTGCCCTCCGCCAGGTTGGTACAGGGGACGTATCGCTCGCGGCCTTTGATGACCACCACCAGGCCGCACGCTTCACGCGGGTCCTCAGCCTTGGCGTGTTCCAGCACAGCCGCCTGTGACGCTGCGCTGATCACACATACCCTCCAACGCCAGGGAATGAGCCAAAGGGCAGGGAGGCCAGGTCACGGGGGCGCACGGTGTACGCCGAGGACATAGTGAAGGTATAGGTGCTGGATGACACCGTGGCCCGGACATAGAACGTGGCTGACAGGGACGTGCCGCTGGCGAGCGGAGCCTCCTTGGTGATGCGGGCTCCCAGGAAGCCAAAGAACGTGGTCAGCTGCTCAACCTTGGTGCCCTTCAAGATCCCGGTGCCCACCACGCGGTCATTGACGGTGATCCCGGTGTTGTTGTTGGTTTGAAGGAACGGGAAGAGGAACCCAGTGATGCCAAGCATCCGGTAGGTGCAGGTGCGCGTCACGGCGGACGTGTACAACGCAGGGTTTTCAGAGATGCTGAGCGTGATGATGGTGCCGCTGATGGATGTGATCGTGGTTCCAGCGGGGATGTAGGGACCAGTCACTGTCATCCCGGGGACCAGTCCAGATGCGCTGGTCACTGACAGCGTGGTGCCATCCTCCACGCCGCTCACGTCCACCCTGAGCGTGCCCGTTTTCGTTGTGGTGGTGCTGGAGGTGGCCGCCACCGACAGCGTGAGCGATGACGCACTCTTGGCCGCCACCGTCGCGTTGGAGGGGAGTCCAGGGCCACGGATGGGATCACCCACGCTGATGCGGTTCAGCTCCGTGGTGCTCAGGCTGCCCATCGTGGTGCTGCCTTGCGTCACGGAACCCGTTACCCGCGCCGGCCCATAGCGCAGGTCACAGCTGTCCAGCGTCTTGCCGCACACGTCCACGTCCAGCGGCGAACTCTTGGACACGCCAGTACCCCATGCTCCTGCCGCCTTGGGGCCGTAGTAGAGGTTGTTGGTGAGGTCGTAGTAGAACTCACCGTCCACGCCCAAGCCGGCGGACGGCACACCGCTGCCGGTGTGGATCGTCTTGTCCTCCGCCGTGAAGTAGGAGGCGCGGTTGTAGCCGCAGGTGTTGGCGTCGCGGTAGTTCCACTGGCAGACGTTGCTGATGCACCGCCGCTTGGGTGCCCGCACGCCCTGAAGGTCAAATGCGGCCGCCAGCTCAAACTCCACCCCCTCGCGGCTCTCAGTGACCTTGCGGCTGATGTAGTAAACCTCCTCCGGGAACTCTGCGGTGGGGTCCGCCGAGGCGTTGCCGCCAGGGAAGTTGGTGGCATCCAGGAACTTGGCCAGCGTGCGGCGGCGGATCAGCTTGGCGCCCAGCAGGTCATTGCCTGGGGTGATGGCGTTGACGGACAGCAGGATGGCGGTGAGCGTGCCCATCACGTTGGCGGCCACCAGCTTGGGCTTGGGGAGCTGACCCGTGCCGGACCATTCAAAGCCGGCCGCCTCCACAGGGAAGGCGGTGTAGGTCTGCCCAGCCCAAACAATGTCACCAGCTGCGGGCTTGCTGTTCACTCCCGCATGGAAGCGGTAGACATCATTGGAGCCGTGAAGTGCCGCTACCAGTCGCAGCTCAAACAGCTCGATGATGGCGCTTGGCGCTACGTCTTGCAGCTCCCGGACAATCTTCTGATCAGCCATCAGCCAGCCTCCGCAACCTGGCGGAACGTAGCCGTGACCGTGTTCAGGTTGTAGGCGTCAGCCGTGATCTGCCATTCCTCGCAGACGTACTGGCCGCTGGTTGCGGACCAGAGCGGAGGGGTCCAGGTGAAGGACTCGTAGCCGCCACGGGCCTGGAGGAAGTTGCGGATAGCGGTGGTCTCCGCATCACTCCGGGCCTTGAAGGTCAGCTGCCAGGTTTTGAGGTCCGTGTTGAGGCCAAAGCGAATCCGCTGCTCGTAGCCATCACCGAACTGCGCCTTGCGGATCCGGGGCTTACTGGCCTCGGATGGAGGGTATTCGGGGACCCAGGTGAAGGTGGCCATGATCAGGCTGCCAGCAAACCGCCAGGACGTTTCTGGCGCAGGAGTTCATTCTGCACCGCCTGGGAGACGGCACGGCCCAGTGCGGCAGCCTGACCCGCATCTCCAGCCACTTGGCTGTTGCCGGAGGCATCCACGTTCACGGTGACGCTGGTGGAGCCGCCACCGTCCGCCTGCACACCCAGCTTGCCGTTGCGGCCCCGGCGCAGCGGGAGGATGGCCTCGGGGCCAGCCTCGCCCATGACGCCCATGCTGAAGCCGCCGCCGTTGGCGAAGGGGAAGATGGTGGGACGGTTGACGACGCCACCCGTGGCAAAGGGCACCAGGCCGCTCTGGTCAAAGGCGTTGCCGTTGGCGTTGAACAGGCTGTTGAGCCCGGAAGAGAGGCCCTTCACGATGGGCTGGATCACCATGATCTGCATGATCTGGCGGGCAATGTCCTTCAGGACGGTGGCGCCGATCTGCCGGAGGCTGTTGCCCCAGTTCTCGGTGCCATTGATGAGCACGTCCATGGCGGAGCCGAGGCCCTGGCCAATGGCGCCAGCGATGCCGGCCGCCAGCTGCTTGTTGCGCTCAATGGTTTCGTTGAGCTGCTTGAGCTTCTCGTTTTCAGCAACGATCCCATCCACGATGCCCTTCTGCGCCTGCTGGCGGAGGATCGTGTTGGCCAGGATTTTCTCCAGCTTGATCCGGTTCTCTTCAGTGAAGGTGTTGCCTTGAAGGTCCAGCGTGAGTTGGTCGCGCAGTGCGCTGAGCCTCTCGTATCCAGCCCGGGCGGTGTTCTCGGCGTCCACCCGTACTTTGGCGGTCTCGGGGCTGATCCCGGAGCGGATGAGGTCGTTAATGCGCTGCTGGTCGCGGAGCTGATCGGCTACGGACTTGGCTTGAGCGTCAAGGTCAGCGGTGAACTGACCAAATGCTGCGGTGCGGTCACTGATCAGTTTTTCAGCATTGGCCTGCTGCTGCTCCCGCGCATCTTTGCCGCTCAGCTCTCTGGTCTTGTCCACGGAGCCGGTGAGGCCTGCCATCAGCCCGGCCGCCTCTCCCGCGAAGCTGCCGGGAGCCGTGGCGGCTGCGCCGCTGCCGCCGATCAGTTGGCGGGCGCTGCCGACCGGGCGTGGGGCTCCCCCTTCCCAAATCCTGGTGATGGCGTCCAGAGCGTTCCAGGCGTCGCCCACTGACGCCCCATCGCGTGGGTTGACGTGAGTTGTGACGTGGGTGCCAAAGGTGCGCCCGGTGATCCCCTGCGTGCCCAGGGTTCCGCCTGCCGGCACCTTCATGCCAGGAGCAACGTCCACCCGGTCAAAGTGACCCAGCAGTAGCTCGTACTTCTTGCCGCCCAGCGTGAACTCGCCGGTGACCCAGTTGCCGTAGCCCCGTCCTGATGCGCCCGCTCCGCTGCCTTGGAAGCCTGTGCCGGTGATAGTCAGGTCCAGGGGGGCGTTGACGGCTGCGCCACGTCCGCCGGGCATCACAATGTCCCAGCCGGTTGCCTCACCGTCTGGATCGCGGGTGCGATTCGTTCTGGCGCCGCCTGGGATGGCCCCGCCTGGAGGATTCTTGCCCAGGAACTTGCCGTCGCTGCGGCTGAAGTAGCCAACGCCAGGCTGGTGATAGGTGTCGTCTGACTTGCCCTTGGACCCGGGATTGCTCAGGGTGGCCGCAGCATTTGCTGCACCCTTTTCCATCTTCTCGGCCAGCTTGCGGCCTGCGTCTTGCAGGATCTCCGAGACCTTGCGTGCATAGCCCTCTTGGATCTTGCCGATCCCATCGGCTACCTGGACCTTAAACTCCTCCAGCTTGCGGGCCAGGTCGCGGTTGCGGTCGGTGGCCTGCTGCTCAATCTTGATGTTCTCCTCGGTGAAGCGGCGGGTTTGCTCGTTCAACAGCTTCTGAGCGTCAATGGCCTCGGTGCTCAGTCCCATGGCTGCGCGGCGCTGCCTTTCAGCCTCCAGCGCCCTGTCTTGGTCTGATGCGGCGATGCGCCTACGAGCCTCCCCAATGCTGCGCTCCAGCGCCAGCCGCTGGTCCGCCAGGTCCCGCTCATAGTCGGCTACCTGCTTTGCGGTCTGCTTGCGGAACTCCGCCAGCTCCCGGGCATGGTCCTCTGCCGCATCCGCCAGCTTGTCTTCAGCGTTCTGACGGATCTTGACCTCATCCTCCATGGCGGCCTTGGCTGCTGCTGCGCGAGCGGCCTCGCGCTCACGGTCTGCGTCTTTCTGAGCTTGGAGCTGCGCGGCTGTTGGGCCAGCTTGCTGCTTTGCCTTCGCCTTCTCAGCCTCAGCCGCCAGCCGGTTGCGCTCTTCCTCGAAGTTCTTGCGGAAGTCCGGGTTCAAGAAGCTGGCCAGCCCTCCAATGTTCTCGTTGCCATAGGTGCGCTTCATGGCGTTGCGCATCGCCTGTTCGTTGATGGCAATGTTTTCGCCGCGCTCATTGCGGTTCTTGTTGAACCGCTCCATGGCATCAGCGGCGGCATTGACCATGGCTGTGAAGCCCTTGATCAGGCCAACCGCAATCGGACCGAACGCATCCCCCAATGCGACCTGCAGTTTGTTCGTGGCGGTGCCCAGGTCGGTGACCGCTTGCTTGCCGGTATCGAACTGCTCCTTGAGCTTGGGCAGCTCCGTCTCACCCAGCTGCTTCAGCGCCTCAATCAGAACGTCAGTGCTGATCTTGCCTTCAGCGCCGAGGTCCTTGAGTTGAGAGCGGGTGACCTTGCCGAAGGTGCCGAGCTTAGTCATCTGCTCCGCAACGGCCTGACCAAGCGCCGGAGCATTCTCCAGGATGGAGCGCAGTTCATCGCCTTGCGCCCTGCCTGACACCAGCGCCTGCTTCAGCTGGGTCATGGCCGAAGAGGCTTCCTGCGCTGTGGCACCGCTCGTGCGGGCTGCCGCGCCGAAGCCGATCATGACGGTCTCAATCTCCTTCAACCCAACACCAGTTGGGCGCAGACCGGCGTAGAGCTTGGCGAAGCTGTCTGTGGCCTCAGTGGTTGAGAGCCTCAGCGTGCTGGCGACACGTGCGGCAATCTGCTGCGCCTGGTTGTACTCCCCGTAAACATCAGTGAGCGCCTTCAGTCGCACCCTGGCTGTTTCGGCTTCCATGCTGGCGTCACCGATGGCGCGAACCACCTGCGTGACTCCACCGGCCACCGCCAAGCCGGCCAGCCCTTTCAGGCCACCTGCCAGGGCCATGAAGCCACCACCGCCACCGCCACCGGCTCCAGCTCCGCCGGCCTTGTCCAGCTGCGCCTGTAGGCCCTTCAGCTGCTGGGTGTAGAAGTTGAACTGCCGGCCGCCGATGACGGCTTCATTCCGCAGCGCCTGTAGCGCCTTGATCTGATTGTTGATGCTGGAGATGGAGTTGCCGGCCGCCTGGCTCAGCTTCCGGGTTTCGTTGTAGATCTTGTCCAGGTCCCGGCCAGCGACCTTGGACGTGGCCGACAGGCTCTGAAGCTGCCGCGCCAGGTTGCTCAGGTTCTGGGAGCCCTGAACGTCGGCGGTGATCCTGAGAGCGGCGGGGAAGTTCAGTGCCATGGGGTCTCAGTCGTCCTTGTTCATGGCCACCAGCGCCGCGCCTTCCATGACCTGAAGGTCCTCCAGCAGTGAACGCGGGTCCTCTACTTCGTACATCCTAAAGAGCCACGCCAACACCGAGTAATCCAGGCCACAGGCACCGCTGGCTCCGATTCTCCACTGGGTTTGGACGCGGCTCCACATGACCACCGCATCCCAATTCTCCGGCCACACCTCAAAGTCATCTGAGGTTGGGGCGTCCACCTGAATGCCAAAAACGGCGAAATCCTCCGCCGTCTGGTCTTTGACTCCGCCGCTGACCCAGTATTCAGCGGCGGCGGTCAGTTTTTTCGCTTGCCCTTGTTGAGGCTGTCGAGCCAGGCCGTGACCAGTGCGCTGGCGACCAAGGGGACGCCGAGCAGATCGGTCTTAGCTTTCTCGGAGTAGGGTACTTCCCCACCCTTGCCGTCCTGGATGCCGGCCCAGCCGACCAGCACCTCGTGGCACAGGTCGTCATCGCCCAGCTCCCCGGACTGGATGAGGTCCCAGATCTCGCGGATGCGGGGCTGGGAGATGCGCTTGAACTGCGCATCAAAGGTCTGCTTCTCAAACCGGCCACCGTCGATGGGAAACTCAACGGCGACCGGCCAGGTGTAGGAGTCGCTCTGAGACAGAACGAAGGGCATCAGAAGACCTCGATGGAGAACTCATCATCACCCACACCGTTGTTGGACGGCAGGGCAGTGAAGGGGATCGCGTACTGGGTGACGCGATCCTGCTCGGTGTAGTTGATGGTGGAGATGTTAGCCCTGGGCACGGTGACCTTCACCTTGTTCCCGGCGGTCGTGCCGTGGGTCACGGTGCAATTGCCGCTGACGCTGGTGATGGCGGAGGTGAAGTAGTCCTTGGTGGCCATCGTGACCGCGTCAAACTGGACGGTGCCAGCGGTGTTGCGGTCAGTGAGGAGCACCTCTCTGACGCTGCCGACCAGCTCCCGGTAAACCATCTCCATGCCGATCTGCAGCTCCAGGCTGGACAGCTCAGGGGAGTAGCTGTGGAACGAGAAGCCAGTGCTGTTGGTGTTGTTGAACAGCTGTGGGGTCTGGAAGCCGTTGAAGTTGGTGGTGACGCTGGAGAAAGCTACGTCAGTGGGGCCGTTGTAGATCCCCATCAAATCAAACTGGTAGACCGGGATCTGGCTCACGGTCATGTTCAAGGTCACGGTTCCACGGCAGCCCGTGACCGTGTGGTTCACGCCGTCAATGTTGACGTAGATGGTGCAGGAGCTGAACGACTCCGACACCGGGGCGTAGGTGACCTTGGTGCCTGCCGCGACGGTCTCGGACATGCCGCAAGCCTTGAGGAGCGGACCGTACTTGGGCACAGCTCCAGCGGACCCAGCGCCGGCCATTTCCACTTCAAACGTGACCCGGGAGCGCACGTTGGCGATCAAAATGTCGCTGGCACCCAGGTAAGGCCGGATCAGCTCCCGGCTGACCTGCTCAGCGTCAACCGGCTGGATCTCCAGGTTGCGCACCAGGATGGCATTGGCGGCGCCAGTGGGCGTCGGATCCGTGGCGTAGGTGGTCTCGGTCTTAGCGAGCAGGACTCGCTTGTTATAGAGCAGGGGCATGGCCGGTTACCTCAAGGCTTGGAGGTGGGTTCAGGGGCAGGCTCGGG